CTGGTCAGCGAGCGCCTGAAAAAACCGGACTTTAATCAAGTTGTTGACGGCGATGCGCTACAATTAGCGGGGCGCGGAAGTTGGTTTGTGGCAACACAGGACGAACTGCCGACGCTTCAGCCTCGTGTCGATCATCATGAACTGCTCATCACCGCCGCGCTGCCCGGTTGCGGCGACTGGGGAACGGTGCGCCAGGCGCTGGAGAATGAACAACGCGTGATCGCTGGTGAGGCGGATTTACAGGCTTTATTAACCCGTGAGAAAGTTGAGGCCGCGCGTCGCGCAATGCTGATGTACCCTCAAGAGATGAGCTGGAACTGGCAGGACGAGGCCACGGTCGAAGTGCGTTTCTGGTTGCCTGCAGGTAGTTTCGCCACCAGTGTGGTAAGGGAATTAATAACAACGTCGGGTGATTATGCGGATATTGCTGAGTAATCAGTACTTTCGTTTCATAATGTCTCATGTTGTCGCGCTACCTTCTTTAAAGCACTGCCACCACTGATGTCACATTCTCATATTGTCTCATGATGAATCTTGACAGCTCACAATAAACCGGACAATTTACCGGACAACATGAACCAGTTTAAGTGTTGTCCGGTATGCCACTCACAGACACCCGCGTTAAAAACGCCCGCCCACAGGATAAGCCCTACACATTACAGGATGGTCAGGGGCTTTACCTCGAAGTCAGACCCACCGGCGCAAAATACTGGCGCTACCGGTACTGGCTCACTCCCACCAAAGATGGTCGATATACTATCGGCGAATATCCTTCCGTTTCCCTTTCCGATGCGCGCCGCGAGCGCGAATGGGCCCGCGAGCAGGTTAAGCGCGGACTTAACCCCACAGACGTTAAAAAACAGCAACGCCAGCGCGCCGAAATCGAATCGGCCAATACGTTCGAACTTGTGGCTAAAGAGTGGATTGAGAAGAAGCGTCCTACCTGGACGAAAGGAACCTGTGAGCAGGTAGAAAACTTTCTAGCGATAAACTGCTATCCGGCATTCGGTAACAAACCAATCCGCGATATCACTGCGCATGAAATTCTTGCGGTGTTAAAAAAGATGGAGAGCCGCGGATCGACGTCTTCCGCGTTAAAAGTGCGGCAATGGTGCTCGGCAATTTTTTGTTATGCGGTTGCCACGCTTCGCGCCGACTCTGATCCGGCCGCCGCCCTGAAAGGAGCAATTATTCCGCCGAAAACTGAAAATTCCCGTTGCCTGACTGGTGACGAGCTGCGCAAATATTTTGCTGCAGCGGAAAGTTACACCGGCCACACACAGACGAAATTATGTTTACAGTTGTTACCATTCTTTTTTGTGCGCCAGGGGGAGCTGCGCGGGGCGGTGTGGACAGAAATAGACTGGGACCAGAATCTGTGGGTGATCCCGGCTGAGCGAATGAAGATGAGCCGCCCACACTCAGTTCCGCTGACTCCTTACACCCGATCTCTACTGGAGAGGGCGAAAGCGCTGGCCGGAGATAATCCGCTTATCCTTCCCGGTGTGAAGAATCCCCGTGCGCCACTGGCCGACAGCACCATTAACCGAGCTATCGTTTACCTGGGGTTTGCAGCGAAGCACATTACAAGTCATGATTTCCGTGCCACCGCGTCAACCACGCTATACGAAATGGGATTCCGGCGTGAGGTTATAGAAAAGCAACTGGCGCATGCCGAAGCTAACCGTGTCGTTGCCGCCTATAACCACGCCGAGTATCTGCCAGAACGGCGAGAGATGATGCTCGCCTACGAGTCCTGGCTTCGAGGTTTTATGCCTGGCTCTGGCTCTTGATTCGCTCGATGTATGGCACGATAGACGATTCAGGCCACTTTGAACGCGGCCCATCCTTCAGAGGGCGCGGTAGTTCCCCGCAACTCACCTTTCGGTAAAGCGTGGCGCGAGACATGCTGAGAACGTCGCATACAGCCTTTACGCTTAATAATTTTTCCATTGATGCTCTCCACTGGCCCCATCCGGGGCCGTTTGATATTTCGTTATCAGCTGTCACGGCGCCATGCGAATGGCAACGGTTCAGGTAAAATCCACAGGTGGCGCATATTCGCCACGTTCACCACGTCGCGTTCCGCCGGGAAAATCTCGACCGCATCCCGGTCTGCATAACCCACTGCGTTTTTGATTTCCTGGAGCGTGTCCCAGCTTATGCCGTCTTTCCAGCGTCCCGCTAACCCCAACTCTCTTGTATTAACGGACAGGCGAATTACGCCCCCTTCCTCATGAAACTCCTGCACCAGAAAGCGTGGATTTATCCAGACGTTGGTTCGACTGGGATCGTTGAGTTTTTCCGGCCACTGCGCTTTCGGTACCTCTTCAAGACAACAGATCATGGTTTTCCCCTTAAACTCATCACAGGGCTTGCCAGAGCACGTAGCCGGCGCGGTTTATCCATCGGCGTCGCGATGTAGCTGTGTTGGCAGTTCCTGATCTCGACGCGAAGTTTGGTCCCGTCAACCCGGATCATGTAATCCACGCTTTTGCCTGTTATGCCGTAGTCCCCGAAACGCTCGTAATGCTCCTGGAGCGCTGCGGCGCAAGCCTGTCGTGCCACGGGAGATTGTTTGCTGCCTCTGTTAATTAGTCTCATCGTTAACCGGGAGGGCGAACCCTCCCGCCTCCCTTAGCCGACATACTCAGGTTTCATATCCAGCAGCGTGATGCTGAATTTCTCGTACAGCTCATCACCCAGGTGGCGTTTCGCCGCCGTCAGGGTCTGCTCAGCCTTCGTGAACAGCTCAGCAGCTTCCGGTTCACCCGGCTGCGGAAGAGAGTTGATCGCCGCTTCGACTTTGTTGCGCGCATCCACCAGGTAGTAGCGCTTCACGGCTTTGTTTTTCAGTTCAGTAAACAGGGCGGTGCCCAGTCTGGCTTTCGCTGCTTCGATATCAACACGTACAGCTTTCGCGCTGTCGACGTCTTCAGCAGTTTCAATGCGGTCGCGGAAATCATCGGCCAGGGTATCTATGTTCGAAGTAGGCACCTGTGCGCTGGTGGTACTCACATCGCTGGTAATTTCTTGGACGCTCATGCGCGGAGCGGGCTCCGGATTAATAACTTTCTCCTGGCGTTCTTCCAGTTCGTCCGGTGTGTAAACACCCAGAATGACGTCAGGGCAGTACAGCCGGGCCCAGCGCTTAACGGCAAGATAAGCGAGCTGCTGGCGGGGGTCGTCTGCCCAAAGCGGGGAGTTGCGCACACGAGCCTGAGCGAGCAGCAGGTCAAGTTCACGCGGTTCGTCTTCACCTTTCAGCCGGGCGCGGATGATAATGCCGATCCCGGTTTCGTCAGCCATTGTCCAGCCGGGTACGCGGTATTCACCTTTCTCGCCTTTTTTGATACTGAATTTACCGATTACATTTTCCCACGGGCCATACCACTCATATTCAAAGCGGGTGGCCAGCACGCCGCTGCGTGAGATGACGGCATTCACTAACTGAGCTTCATAGCTCAGCGCACCGTTAATCAGGTGGGTTTTCTGAGCGACCGCAAAGGGATTCATCTGCCACTGCGCTGCCTGCATAGCGACAGCCATGCAGTCAGCCGGATTACCCTGCAGGTGACGCGGTACCGTTGCTGAGCCCTGCGCCATCATCTGGGCGAAAGAACTGATGGCATTCAAATACTGAGAATCAAAAAGCGCGATATTCGAATTAACGACTGCGTTCTGGTCGGCTGCTACTACGTTTGTGTTTTCCATGATCTCCCCCTTATACATTTGCCAGACTGCGCAGCGCTTCGAGACGGCGCATGTCGTAATCGCTCAGTTCGTCGGTGTAATCGTCAACAATCGGGGCTGGCCATTCGCCGGTATCGAATGCGTTTGCGATTGCCCGCATGGTAGTGCGGTACTCAAGCGCACCCAGCTCAAGCAGTTCCTGGCTGGCTTCGACAATGGCTATCCAGTGGTAACCTTCGTCTTTGTTCACGAAAATCCAGAAGAACTGATCCAGTGCTGCCGTTTCGGTATACATGGCCGCGCTCAGGTGATAATCGCGGTCAATGATTTCGCGATGGAGCCGGGCACGCAGGCCTGACTGCTTGATGTTCCACATGCTTATCGTCTTGAGGTCAGCTCCGATACGGATGCCGTTCATATCGATTTCAAGGTCCGGGCGCACGCGGATTTCCAGCCCGGTTTCTTCGTCGATCCCGAAATAGCTGACTTCAACAGCACGCCCCGGGTGCGTCAGGAACTTACCGGCGGTCGGGTGGGCCAGTAACACCGACTGAATAGCCCGGGCGGTCGCCAGCTGCTGGCGCGTTACCAGAATTTTTTCCTCCGGGTTTTCGCGCCAGGCATCCAGCAGTTCGTCGGCGAACACGGCGTCAGGGTTAACAGCCTTCACGGCCTGAATCAGGTCGGCTTTGGTACCGGATACTTTAAGCGGCTGCGGCTTCTGTGCTTCCTGCGCCACCAGGTCAGGATTAATGATCGCCAGTTGTTCGAGTAACGCATCACGGCTGCCGCTGGTTTTCACCGGCGCGGGCAGGGTGGCGTTGTATTCTTTGATACAGGCTTTCATTGCGGTCGCCGTCTGCTTCTGGTCTGCCGAGATACGCTGGAACTCAGCTGGCAGCGTCATATAGCTCTGCGCTGTCTCTTCCAGACCGCCGCCCAGCGGTACCGGGGCGGGCAGTGTGGCGTTGTGCGCCTCCAGCAGTGCTTTGATATCTTCAGCGCTGAGTTGCGGTGCCAGACTGGCGTTATGTGCGTCGATAAACGTGCGCAGCGTTGCCGTGGTGGTGAATGCGCCTTCCGGGATTTCAGGTTCAATACTGAATTCTGTGTACAGGTTCTCCGGTTGCAGTGCCAGCGCATGCACCAGGTTACCCATATCCAGCACTTTGGACTGCTCGCGGGAAATGGTCTTTTCAACGTGGCGCGCATTGAAATACATCAGCGATACGCGGGCATCTTTCACCATGGTGGAACTGATGCCGTTCGCGGCGTGGTAAACGTTGTTCGGCAACCCTTCATAGCGGCCTGGTTCGAAGAAAGCCGGGTATTCTTGCGCTGGTGGCTCCTGATGCACTTCTGGCTCGACCTGATTCACTTTTTCGGCTTCTTGATGCGCAGAATCGTCACTCTGATGCACATTTTCCGGTTTTTGTTTCACATTCTCCTGATCATGATTCGCCAGGCTCGGCGCTGCGGCCGCGAAAATTTCTGACGGCGCTACGGCATCTGCCTGCGGATGATCTGCATCAGCGCCTTCGCCTGCTGAAACCGGTGTACCAGCCGGGATTTCGTTACTGACAGCCGTTTCCATCTGCACATCTTCGGTAATCTCCAGTTCTTCGCGCAGGCCTTCGGCCATTTCCTGATAAGTGGCGTCGCCCGTTACCGGGCCGTTGTCCGGATTAATCGGGGTGTTACCGGTCAGCCCTTCGATAGAGAACACTCCAGCGCCGAGGTTTTCGACCTTAGGCTGTGCTGCCGCTTCTTCAGCCCGGCGACGCGCCCCTTCTTCCCGGACGCGCTGTAAGTTCTCTTCGTGAGTACAGAAGGATTTACGCGGCGTTTTATCCCATTTCGGATCCGCCGGGTCGCTGATACCCTCAACATATTCGCCTCGGTCAGCGGCCAGTTGTTTATCCAGCGCTTCACGGCTAAATTGCGCAGCCTCCACAGTTGCAGCATCTGGCTTGGCATGCTGGTGTTCTTTCAGGTTTGCGCTGATGTAGGTTTGCAGGCTGACCGGGAAATGATGGACGTTTTCGGCGGCACCACGGATCAAGGCGAAAATGGCAGCGCGCGAATAGCCCAGGATGCCCGCTGTTTTGCGCAGCGCTGCTGACCATTCCCTGAACGGGCTTTCTTTTTTCTCAATGATTTCTCTGGCGCGGCGGTGAATGGATACAGGCATGTTGTAAATATCGAAATCCATCGGCAGCGTCGCGGCTGCGATCTCGTAATCAAGCGTATCCAGGGTATGCGTGTAGTCCTGGCTGCGATCGGTCACGATGCCGCCGCCAGCGTTTGTTCCCACATCAGTGCGTTGAGTAACTACGGTTCCGCTTTTCTTTTGCCATTTGGCTGTTACATCGCTACGAACCTGGTGATTCCCATGTCCGCCGGTATCGCATGCGTTGTTATGAGCGTTAATCCATTCGCCAAAAAAGGCGACAAGATGCGCTAACTGGGGAGCTTTACCGTCCAGAGGCCAGACGGATTTTGTCTCAGCGAGAAGGTCAGCCAGGGTTTCCGGGAAAACATGCTGAAGCTGGCGAAGGTCATGACTGCGACAGGCCAGTAATACGTTTTGGGGATAGGTAGCGTCCATATCCATGCTAAGGCGAGTAATTTCACCTTTTTGCTCAGCGCTCAGCTCATCAAAAAGGCCGAAAAGCCATGTGCCCAGTACGCGCTGTTCGAATGTGTATGACTGGTGTGAAGCGGCGCGTTCCTGAAGCCCTGATTCATTACCCCCGGCTGCTTCCTCCAGCTGCGCGTGCTCGTCCTGGATATTTACGGATTCAGCCGGTTTCGCTTTTGGTAGCCAGGTGCGCCCGTCTTCCTGTAGTTCGTAACGATCGCACCAGGTAAAGTCGACAATGCCTTCTTCCGGCAGGCCGTCAACAACCGGGAAATCAGTGCGAATCGGTTTGGCGTAGTCCTTGCCACGACCTGTTTCGATGCCTGCATCTTCCAGCGCAACATCCAGCATCAGATTGGCACGAGCCTCAGTTTTTGCAGTGAACCAGACAAAAGCATCAGGCTTTCCCGACTTTTGCGTGGCTTTAACTACATATGGAAATTCCATGTGAGATCCTCATTTTTGGGTGTTAGAATCCCCGGACCATTGATAGCGCCCATTGGGTTAACTTTGGTTTTAATGTTGTTTCCGGTGTAACTTTGGTCGGTGGCATCGGACGTAGATCCCGCCTTGCGCGGGTTTTTGCGTTTATGACTCGTGAGCCATCTGGTCATGCTCGGCACACTGCTTAGAGCAGTACTGTCGTTCTTCGCGGGCAAGCATGTTGCCGCACAGTAAAAGCAGGGTGCTTTTCACTTCGTCGCCTGGCTGAAGAGGGCTTTTGCAGTAGGCGCATTTCGCACCGGTAGTTTCCTGACCGTGAATCATCGGATCCCCCCAGCCATTCAGTAAAACTTCCACAAGACAATCGTTAATACGTATGGCACCGCGCATGGTGCGCAGGTAAACGTATTTGCCGCGAACCGCTGACACATTCCAGGTGTGCCCGTCGTGCTTTGCCAGCATTCCCGGAACCACACACTGCCGAATGATGTGCATCGTGCCGTAGTGTTGATCAACCATCTCATCCTCTGCCCTTATCGCCAGGCTGGCGGAACGTTTATTACCTGACAACAATGCGCTTGTTGTCGATGCAATGAAGACTACAACTTAAAGTTTCGAATGTAAAGCTAAAGAAACAAAAAGTTTCGCTGAGGCGTAAAAAAAAGACACCTCGGGTAGGTGTCTTTTTTTGGCGAGATGTTATGTGTTCTTATTTTTGCTTATTGTGGATGATGTCAAAAACATCACTTTTAAGAAGATCAATTTCGTGTAGCACGGTCTTTGTATGTAGTATTAAGCGCAGCTTTTCTGCCTCAGGCAACTGGTTGAAGAGGGATAATAAAGCCTCCTCTTTCTCGTCCAGCTCAATGCGCGTACTGGTAGTTATCGTACCGTTCTCTGCTTCTCCATCCTCATCCATAAAGAACCAATGCTCGGGCTTACGGGAAACAGCTGCAAGGCGTTTCAGGCGCTCGCCACTGGCAACAGTTTTTCCCTTTGACCAGTTTTGGACAGCTGTATGGGAAAGCATGACCTGTTTTGCGAGATCGGCCATATTCCAGCCATTTTCGGTCATGACCTGTTTGATTCTTTTTGCGAATACGGGGTGAGCGACTTTATTCATATTGTTATTTTACAACCTTTGGTTTCGCCAAGCACTCCAACTATTTGTTTCGTTTTTCTTGCAACTTAAAGTTTCGTTAAGTATCCTCATGTCATTCCACTGACAGGAGGCCCAATGAACAAATTACTTAAAGATAAAATCACCAACACTATGTCGCGTGTCGACATTGGTACGCAGCTTGGCATTTCATCCCAGGCCGTAAGCAAATGGATGAGTCAAGGGAAAGTCCCTGCGGGACGTGTTGTCCCTCTTTGCAAAGTCCTCAACTGGGCTGTAACGCCCCACGAGATTGATCCAAGTGCCTATCCAAACCCAACTGATGGTTTGCCACGGCAGGAGGCCTAAAATGCAATCACTTCAATTTCAACAGCGTACCGGAACAATTCCGGTAACGATGATAAATCGTTCTCAGGCGAAACCGGAGTTTACCCACCAGCAGCTTCGTGCAGCTGTTCGCGCCTGGGCGGCTGCGATCGATAACCAGGACGTGGTGGCCGGGCTGATTGTTGAAGAATATCAACTCAGCGGCGGCTGCCTAGTGTTCCCGGTCGAAATCAACCGCCAGCGTCAAAAGCTCTTTCGCTGGCTGGACGGTGATACCGATTACGCACATGCAAATATCCGCGAGTTAACTCCGGCAATTCTTAACGTTCTCCCGCTCGAGTTCCGTACCCGACTCATTCCTCAGGAAGACATCCTTTCGCGCGTAGCGACGGCGATGAAAGAGTGCGCGGAAGCCAAACAAGCCGTGCTGATGAAAGCGCCTGAACATCAGAAGCTGAAAGAGGTGAGCGAGGGGATTGCGTCGTTGTTTCGCCTGATGCCCGAGCAGGTCGGGCCGCTGATGACGATGGTCACCTCAATGCTGGGCGTAATGTAACCGGGGCTGCTTATGAACCATGAGCAATTTATCGAGAAGCACGTCCGCGAGGAGCTTATCCGCCTGGGTTTTCCGGTGCCGGTGGCTCAGGGGGGCATTCCAGGCTGTGGACTTATACCGGCGCATGTCTCAGGCAAGCCGTAAGGGGAAAATTTTCGATGATGTTTTACGACACGCGAAGTTGTGGGCAGAGAAACAAACAACCTCAGCCGACAGGTTCGAAGAAAAGCGCGTTAAGCGCACCGAACAGCGCGGGCTGTTCTGAAAGGGTGAAGACCGTGCTGGTGGAGCAGCAGCGGCCTTCGGGTGCAATAACCGTCAGCAATTGCGAGGTAAGTATGCCTGGGCAAATTAAGCAAGTAAATAACGGGAGTAGTTAATGGCTCGCATCAGAACAGTCAAACCGGAGTTCTGGACAGACGAAAAAGTCGTCGAATGTTCTATTTCGGCTCGTCTGCTTTTTATCGGACTGTTCAACTTTGCGGATGACAAAGGCTGTCTGGAGCGCTCACCAAAGCGCATCAAGATGCAGGTTTTTCCTGCGGACACTATCGACTGCGAGCCGTTAATTATGGAACTGATCGCTCACGGACTACTCACTGAGTACTCAGTGAATGGTAGTCACTATTTGCAGATACCTGGTTTCCTGAAGCACCAGAAAATTAACCGTCCAAGTAATTCAAATATTCCGTTGCCGCCCCAGCCCAACGAACAAAAACCACCATCTGATGATAACTCACTGAAAAATGAAGCTGATGGACATGCTGATTCAGTGCGCACTCAGGAAGGATTCACTGAGAACTCACTGAATACTCATGGAGGACTCACTGACGGAAGGGAAGGGAAGGGAAGGGAAAGGAAAGGAATAAAACAAGAGAGAGAGGATCGCGCGCCTGAAGAAATTCAGGACGAAGAAAACCCAGAGGCCGAGTACGAACCTCCGTTGGGAAAATTCACGATTACTGCTGGCTGGAAACCAGCCCCTGAGTTTGAGCGCCGCGCCGCGCTGTGGGGGATTGTTCTCGGCGAAGCGCCGGGCTACACGCCGGAGGAACTTCAGCAGTTCCGGGACTACTGGTCTGTCGAAGGCCGCGTTAAGCATCACCAGCAGTGGGAACAGACTTTTGCACAGAGTCTGCGAAGCCAGCGGGAACAGGTTAAGCGCAACACGGGGCGGCAGAAGGCTGCGGCATTCGCGATACCGCAACCTGATAACACGATTCCAGACGGATTTACGGGGTGATCATGAAAACCAGCAGCGAATTAATCGGACGCCTGCAGCGAGTCATGCCGGCGGGCATCAAACCCAAGTTTACCAGTGCTGAAGAACTTATGGCTTGGCAGCAGGAAGAGGGACGCAAGCACTGCGCTGAGGTGGAGAAACTCAACCAGAAAGCGCGTGCAGATCGCATATTCGGACGCTCCGGAATTCAGGATTTGCACCGCAGCTGCACGTTCAAAAATTACCAGGTTAACGGCGAGGGGCAACAGCTCGCGCTGACGATGGCGAAGCGGTTCGCCCAGAACTTCGGTACCGGGTTCGGCAGCTTCGTGTTCAGCGGCGGTTGCGGTACCGGGAAAAACCATCTGGCGGCGGCCATCGGAAATCATCTGCTCGGGCGTGGCGCCACGGTGCTGATTGTGACGGTCCCCGACCTGATGTCCCGCGTACGCGAGTGTTACGACGAAGGTAAATCCGAAGCTGGCCTGCTGGATGACCTTTGCCGCGTGGATCTGCTGGTTCTCGATGAGGTGGGTGTACAGCGCGAGACGCGCGGCGAGTTCGTCATCCTGAACCAGATTATCGATCGCCGCCTCGCAGCCCTGAAACCTGTCGGTGTGCTGACCAACCTGAATCACCCCCAGCTGACCGCCGTACTGGGCGAGAGGGTGATGGACCGCCTGCAGATGGATGGCGGCATCTGGGTGAACTTCAACTGGGCCAGTTACCGTAAAAACGTCAGCCACCTGCGTGTGGTGAAGTGAGGAAATCATGACAACGAATTTAGTTAACGACGTGATCAGCTTCCTGACTAACCGGGAAGGAAACCTGCGCGAAATCGCCGCGTCTATCGGCATGGACCCAAACCGGACTTCAACGCTGCTCGGTGGCCTGCTGCGTAGCGGGAAGGTGGTACGTTCAGGACGGCGGCGCGAGTATGTTTACGCGCTTGCACCTGACTATAAAACGCCGGAAGAAACCTTTCTGAGTCGTGTGGATGCCGTGGTCGCTGAGCTGAAAGAACGACGCAGACTGACCTATGCGGAAATAAAAACGCTACTTGGTACCAGCGACGGCATCACGCGCGACTTTCTTACTCAGATTTGCAGGAAGGGCAACATCATCAAACAGGGTAAACAGGGTTATTTCCGGACGTTTCAGGATTACGAGGCGTACGTGGAAGGACTGGCTGAGCGCCGTAAGGCAAAGCGTAAAGCTGACTGTGCCGCCCGCCGCGCTGCGCGGAAATCTCAAATCAAGCCAGCGGAGCCGGAAAAACCAGCTGAGCCAGTGAACGTAATTACTGACGATTGCCGCCAGAACTGGCAGGGCTATCAAATCCATAAAATTTTCGGGAGCGCCCGCGCATGAAAGACATGACCCATGAGCAGTTGATTCGCGCCACCTACGTAGTCGCTAAGTTTAAAGATCCGGAGACAGCGAAGCTGCTGAACGAACTGGCGGGGCGGCTGGACTGTGCGCTGGTAGCGGCGCGTACAGCTTGTCTGGAGCGTGACGCCGCTGTCAGAGCCGAAATCGAGTGGGAGACGGCCATGCGCCAGGCAGCTGGCGAAGACGGTGTTGATGACGTGGTTGTCGCGATCGAAAAGCTCAGGGCCGCGCTGGGCGTGCAGAGTGCGCGTAGTGATGCGCTGGCGGCGAAGTTAAACGATGTATGCGCTGAGAATGCGACGCTGAAGGCGGCATTTAATCCAGAAGTAATACCTGAAGAGGCGGTCGAAGCATTCGCGGAAACCGCCATCATGGACCACGACTGGAATGATACGAGCGAATGGTCATGGGTTGAGAATGATACAGATGTCATCCGTGCTGTGCTGGATGCAATGCCCGTTCCAGAAACCCCAATCACTGACTCCTTCCTGGCAGAAGTCCGCAAACAGGGCGTTATCGAATTTGCAGCAGCGATGGCGGCTATACACGCTGAATGTCAGGCTGGCGGATATTTTGACCGGCAGGTAAAGGTTTACGCCAAAGCTCAGGAACTGGCTGAGTCGTATCTTAAGCAGCGTAGCGGGGAGAATGCAGTATGAGCAAATCACTGAACGCCCGTTGCATCCGTCGCTGGGAATTGCAGATGCGCGATGTATGCGATTCGAAAGTAAATCCGTGGTGGCGCAAGCGTGATCTGCGCGGCTATATCCGCGAATGCGGATTAATCACCGCGTATTGCATGGTTGAACGAATGGCAGAAGACAACGCCAAGGTCGACTATCAGGGCGACACATTTGGATGGTCGCCAGAGTTTTCAGCCTGGTATGACGAGCGCCGCGAACAGTATCTGCGAGAAGCTCGTGTCCATTTGAACGAAGACGTCACCACTGACGAAATCGACGAGGAGATTGAGAACGAGCTGGAGACCTGGAATGACTGAGCACACCATCCTCGACATGTGCTGCGGCTCACGTATGTTCTGGCTCGACAAAGCCGACCCGCGCGCCGTCTTCTGCGATATTCGCGCTGAGGAACACGTACTTTGCGATGAACGCCGCCTGGTTATCAGACCTGATGTAATCGCTGATTTCCGCGCGCTGCCATTCGCCAACGCTACGTTTCCGGTGGTGGTCTTCGATCCGCCGCATCTTGAACGTGCTGGCCCGAACGGCTGGCAGGGCAAAAAGTACGGGAAGCTTAACTGTGACACCTGGCGCGAGGATTTGCGCGCAGGCTTCAGGGAAGCATTCCGCGTTCTTAAGCCCAACGGGGTGTTGATTTTCAAATGGAACGAGACGCAAATCCCGTTGAGCCAGGTCGTGTCGCTCACTGACGAGAAACCGGCTGTCTGGCAGAAGACCGGAAAAAACGACAAAACGCACTGGCTAATTTTCGTAAAGAGCGGTGCTGGTACCATAAGCAGCGAGCCTGACCGCTTAATGTGGTACGCCACAAAACGCATCGTAGAGCTGGAAAGCCAGCTGCTGGTGGATGTGCCTGAAACCGTCTGGCCAGCTGAAGTCGGTATGGTCTTTTCTCAGATTGAAGTCGCCGGGGATCTCCCGGTGCACCATCAGCGCCGCCTGAAGCATCATATCAACCGTATGTGGCTGGAAAAAATGCCGGTACCGGCGATCGTCACTGCTGCCTGTTCGCTGGCCGCTGCCATGGAGAAATACGCGTGAGAGAAATCATTGTTGATAATTTTGCCGGCGGCGGCGGGGCGTCTACCGGTATTGAGCTGGCGACTGGACGCAGCGTGGATATTGCCATCAACCACGACGAGAACGCTGTCGCGATGCACACCACGAACCACCCGGATACTTTGCATTACTGCGAATCGGTGTTTGATGTAAACCCGCAGGCGGCGACAGCAGGCCGCCCGGTGGGGCTGGCATGGTTTAGCCCGGATTGCCGCCACTTCTCGAAGGCCAAGGGCTCAAAGCCGGTGGAGAAAGAAATTCGCGGTCTGGCGTGGATTGTTATCCGCTGGGCGCTGGCGGTGCGGCCACGCGTGATGATGCTGGAGAATGTTGAGGAGTTCAAAACGTGGGGGCCACTGCTGGCGGCAGAGATGCGCCCGGATCCGACTCGTGCTGGGGAAACATTTGAGGCGTTCTGCGGGATGCTTTCCGGTGGTATACCTGTCGGGCATCCGGCACTGGCAGAGTGTTGCGAGTTCCTGGGTATTGCCGCCGATGGGGAGCAGGCGCAGCAGCTGGTGGCCGGGCTCGGATATGCTGTGGATCATCGCGAGTTAAGGGCGTGTGATTACGGCGCGCCGACAATCAGAAAGCGCTTTTTCATGGTTATGCGGTGCGACGGCGTGCCGGTGACCTGGCCGGCTCCGACACACGGTGACCCGAAATCACCAGCAGTGCAGGGCGGGAAGCTGAAAGCCTGGCGCACCGCGGCGGAATGTATCGACTGGTCAATTCCGGCTCCGTCGATATTCGACCGCAAAAAACCGCTGGCAGAAAATACCCTGAAGCGGATCGCGCGCGGCATACAGCGCTTTGTTATCGACAGTGCGTCGCCGTTCATCGTGAAATGCAATCACACTACGACCAAAGGGAAATACGACTGTTTCCGTGGGCAGGCACTGAGTGAGCCATTGCAGACCATTACTAAAACCCATGGCTACGCGTTAGCCGTTCCGCACCTTACAAAGTTTCGCACTGGTGCAACCGGCCAACCCCTCACCGAACCAGTACCGACGGTAACTGCTGGCACATCAAAACGCCCGGGCGGGAATGGGCATGCTCTCGGTATTGTTGAGACTGCGCTGACACCATTTTTCATTGGTGCTGGCGGGCCGAAGTATTCAGCTAAGCCACGCAGCCCAGAACAGCCGTTTAATACTGTTTGCAACACTAATCACTCGTGTGTCATTGCCCCTGTGATCGCCCGCCAGTTCGGGGCCAGCGTCGGCCACGGTGCGGATGAGCCGAGCGCGACTATCACGGCGGGCGGCGGCGGTAAATCGCAACTGGTGGCAGCATGCCTTGCCAAACATTACGGCGGGAACTATCAGGGGGCGGGCCTTGGCCTGGATGAGCCTGTGCATTCGGTTACAACGGTAGATCATCACTCACTGCTAACAGCGCAGCTCATGGTAAACAATACCGGTCATCCAGGCGGGGAAGCCAATAAGCCCGTACATACAATCACAACCGGCAATCACCATGGCCTTGTCACTTCGCATCTGGTGAAGTTACGCGGCACGTGCCGGGACGGACAGCGTACAAACGAGCCGATGCCGACCATCACAGCCGGTGGCCAGCATGTTGGAGAAGTCGAAACCATGCTTGCGGTTGAGTCTTACGACGAGCAGCGAGCGGATCAGGTGCTGGCTTTCCTGCGCCAGCACTGTGGAGACGATTACGACGGACTGGTAACCGTGTATGGCATCGTTTACCGCATCGTTGATATTGGCATGCGTATGCTGCAACCGCACGAGTTGTACCGCGCCCAGGGCTTCCCGGAATGGTACATAATCGACCGTGACTATCGCGGAGTGACGTACGCGAAAGATAAGCAGGTTGCAAGATGTGGAAACGCGGTACCGCCGCCGTTCGCCGAGGCGCTGGTTAGGGCGAATTTGCCGGAGATGTGTCAATCCAAAATTATGGCGGCATAGTTAATTTTTATCCCGGAGAATTATCATTGTTATAGCAAGGACGCCAATTATTTGAGCTATCAGGTATGAAACATTAGGAACATAGGGGAACAGCTCGCCGTCTGGCACCCCTAGGTTCCATACGAATTTATAAGTGAAGTCGTATGACTGCCCATTAATCATTTTATCTGATGGGACTATTACAAACATGCATGCAAGACTTACCGCAGCAGTGATACTAACTAATTTTCGATTAAACATATTCTCACCTGGAGAAAGCGTAATGTCAGATTTCAATATTGCCGCAAAATCACAGGAAGAGCGCGATAAAATTAACGTCGACCTAGCTGCTTCGGGAGTTGCCTACAAAGAGCGCCAGAACATGCCTGTGATCGCCGAAGTCGTGGCACGAGAACAGCCTGAGCAGTATCGCGAGTATTTCATGGAAAGGTTACGATACTATCGCCAAATTAGTCTTGAATTGCCGCGATCTTCTGACCCAAGATACATTGAGATGGCGGAGCAGAACGCAAAATAGCAGAACAAGCCACTTATATTAGTGGCTTTTTTATTCAATGAGTTACACCAACTTTACTTTTCAAACCTGTGTCGCAATTTGTGCGTTTATCAAGTTGATCATTCTCCCGTATGGGTGTACTGTTTATTTATACAGTATTTTTATGAGAGGGATGATCATGAAGGTTGAAGTCACTATCGAACGTACAAAAAAACTGCCTGATGGCGCGATCCCGGCGCTGGAAAACGAACTGTTAAAACGATTAAACAAGCGCTTCGAGGGGTGCCAGCTGACCATTCGCCGGGCACAAAATGACGGGCTCAATGTTATCGGTGGCGATAAAGACGAAATCGCAAATATTCTGCAGGAAACCTGGGAAAGTGCTGACGAGTGGTTTTACTGAGTGTTTTTTATTGCAGCCTGCATCATATGAAAAAGATAAATCACCTTTGCGCGGCTGCTGAATTTCCGACAAATGCGTCTGTATGTCGCTCAGGGGGAATTAAGTGGCAGATGTAGCTCAATTAGCTCTCGCTGACAATTTTCGGGTGACAATTACCGATGAGAAAGGAAGTGAAGTAATGTCTTTCGGGCTAAAAAAAGAAGATCGATACATCATCTCAACGAAAAACGGTTCAGTAACTTACAGAAAATTAACGAGTGATGATTATTATTGGTCAAAAGAGACATTGCTGGAAGTTGTGAGTGAGATGATCTCTAAGGATTGACTTAATACTATTTCCATAATCATAATTATCGAACTGGCCTGAACACCCAGTAACCTGACAATTATGCGCCACGGAGTGAACACCATGGCGCACTTGCAATTAATCAAGCAATCATCAGGAATCCTGATCCCGGCTACGCCCGAGACCAGCGATTTTCTGCATTCAAGATGTAAGCTCGGTGCGGTACTCGAAGCCGAGTTTCGCCAGCTACGTAACCCGGCATTTCATCGTAAGTTTTTCGCTCTGCTTAATCTTGGTTTCGAGTACTGGGAACCGACCGGCGGCGCGATATCTTCCAACGAACGCAGGCTTGTTAACGGTTACGCCAGATTCCTTGCCGCCTTTGGCGGGAACGAAAGCGCGCTGATGGATGCCGCTGAGCAATATCTGGAACAGGTGGCCAGCCGCCGCATTACCAACGGCATCAGCCTCTGCAAATCCTTCGATGCGTATCGTGCCTGGGTAACCATTGAGGCCGGACATTTCGACACCATTCAGTTGCCTGACGGTACCCTTCGCAAACATCCCCGCAGCATTTCTTTCGCGAGCATGGACGAAACAGAGTTCCAGCAGCTCTACCGGGCCGCGCTGGATGTGCTGTGGCGTTGGATCCTGTCCCGCGTGTTTCGCGACCAGCGTGAGGCCGAGAACGCCGCCGCGCAGCTGATGAATTTTGCGGGGTGAACATGGCTAAAAAACCTCGTCGAAAATGCATCCATTGCAGGGAGTGGTTCCACCCGGTACGGAACGAACAGGTCGTTTGCTCATTTGAATGCGCAAGCGCTGTAGGCAAAGAGCAGACCGCGAAGAACCAGGCCGACGCTATGCGTGCTGAGAAGAAGCGCCAGCGCGAAGAGGAGAAAGAGCAGCGGGCACGCCAGGCGGAACGGCGACAGGCAGTTAAGCCGCTCAGCTATTTCATCAAACAGGCCCAGCAGGCTTTTAACGAATTCATCCGGTACCGCGATCGACATCTCCCTTGCATCAGCTGCGGGCGGCATCACGACGGGCAATATCATGCCGGGCATTTCCGCACGACCGGCGCGAATCAGGAGCTGCGCTTTGACGAAGACAACTGCCATAAGCAGTGTTCGGTCTGTAATAACCACCTCTCCGGCAACCTGACTGCCTTCCGTCCGGCGCTAATCGCCAAAATCGGCCAGGCCCGCTTTGATGCCCTGATGGGCCCGCACAAATTACCGAAATGGAAGCGCGACGACTACATCCGGATCCGCGATGAGTACCGCGCAAAACTCAAAGTACTAAAACAGCAGGAGGCCGCATGACTACCGAAAATTGTTACCAGATTGGCTGGGCCGCCCTGCTGGCCATCGGGTACGTTCTGGACTGGTTCGAAACGAGAGGGGGGAAGTGGTGAACAGAGAAAACTACAAAATGGACGTTATCCGCCTCCGCTGGCAACGCCTGAGAATTTACCGCTTTCGCGGATCGGTTGTAACGGATTACCGCATATTGAGAAATTACATTAAAACAGCAATGAGGGCTGCACAATGACACCGCGCCAACGCCGGCAGCACTATATGGGACTGGGCGCTGTTGCCGCCGCTCCGCGCAAAAGCTACCTTGGACGATTTACGCCACTTACCTGTATCCAGTCAGGATGGATAAAATCATTGCTGACAATATGGGGGGGAAGTGTCAGCGGGGACGCGGGCCCGCGCATGCCCAGAAATCATGCCTGCTGGAGCACGATAAAAGGAGATCGCTGGTCGGATAAGGCGCTTGAGCGCTTTACAGCCGCATTAAACCAGGCCAGAAGTGAAGGCTTCAAAGGTCAGCACATGATGAATCGTGCTCATGCCATTTTATGGCCTAAAACCCCGGTGAGTATCATCGACCAGGCACTACGCAATGATGACGCAGATTTTGTTGAGCAATGTGTTTTGCTTGCCCTGGATGTGAACGATCCAGTCTATATGGTTGGCGTTCAGTATTACACTACACACAAGAAAATCTCCGATATCACCAGAGATCTGCAGTCAATAGCACCGTGGTTGTCCGACTGTGAAGCAAGGCGAAGGGTGCGCTGGTGTCTGGACATATTCAGGGCAAAGGTGTTTTTATCTGCCCGAAAGCTGCTGGCTGAGGAAGAGTGATTTTTACAGTTCGTGCTTTTTCTTCACCGCAGCATTGAAAACGAGCCAGAAAAGTGTTTAATTAATTCATGCTTGGCAGAGCTGCGCAAAAATGGCAGCAACTAAAAGCGACAATCTGAAAAATTCGAAAGCCCCGCTAATGCGGGGTTTTTGCTTTCCGGCGATACGACAGGGGTATTCGCGAGGTGCATTGCATCAGTACCCCTGTCATAGCGCCGAAAAGTAAATCTGATGGATTCACCTCATTAAATGAGCCGATTAACTGGATTATTTGGCTCATGCCTTATACATCGCCAGTGCAGCGGGATGGCATCTGCAACAGGGCCCACTTCGGTGGGCCTTTTTTATTTCCCCTCATTCCTGAGAGGACTCACCACTAACGAGGGGGCGTAATGTCCGAACCTTTTTCCGGTACCGCAGCCGCCGGTAGCGCGCTGACCGGTGCCAGCATTTATGGATTGCTCACTGGCACCGATTACGGCGTTGTGTTCGGCGCGTTTGCCGGGGCGGTGTTCTACGTGGCCACTGCTGCTGACCTGACGATTTTTCGCCGTACCGCGTATTTCGTCGTGTCGTATTTCGCTGGCGTTTATGGCTCCGGGCTGGTGGGTTCGTGGCTGGCGAGTATAACCGGCTACGCAGACAAGCCACTGGACGCGCTCGGCGCTGTGATTTTATCTGCCGTGGCAATCAAGACGCTGACGTTTTTCAGTGAACAGGACCCGCTAAAGCTGCTCACACGCTGGAGAGGGGGAACCAATGGTAACTAACGATCCGCTGGTGGTGACAAACGTGGTGGCCTGTGCCGCCATTGTTCTGCGCCTGATGATGTTCCGTAAGCCAGGCGGGCGGCATAACCCGTGGGCGTCATGGCTCGCTTACCTGATTATCCTGGCGTATGCATCGGTGCCGTTCCGGTATCTGTTTGACTCCTACCTGCATACCCACTGGGCAACTGTCGCCATCAACTTAATCATCTGCGCTGCCGTGTTTCGCGCCCGGGGCAACGTCGCGCGAATCTTCCATGTATTGAGGCCGGAATGAACCAATCACAATTTCAGCAGGCGGCTGGTATAAGCGCCGGATTAGCTGCGCGCTGGTTTCCGCACATCGATGCGGCCATGAAAGAATTTGGAATCATCGCGCCAGCAGACCAGGCGATGTTTATCACCCAGACCGGGCATGAATCTGTTGGCTTCACCCGGCTGGTGGAAAGCATGAATTACAGCGTGGCGGGCCTCGCGAGTTTTGTTCGTGCCGGTCGGCTTACTCAGGACCAGGCAAATGCGCTGGGCCGCCGCTCATATGAAAAGGTGTTACCGCTGGAACGTCAGCGCGCCATTGCCAATCTGGTTTACAGCAAACGCCTGGGCAACAAAGCGGCGGGCGACGGCTGGAAATATCGCGGTCGTGGCCTGATTCAGATCACCGGCCAGGCAAATTACACCAAATGCGGTACCGCGCTGAAACTCGACCTGGTCACCAACCCTGAGCTGCTGGAGCAGGACGTTAACGCGGCGCGTTCAGCGGCATGGTTCTTTGCCACCAGCGGATGCCTGCTTTATTCCGGCGACCTGGCCCGCGTCACGCAGATTATTAATGGCGGTCAGAACGGCATTGAAGACCGCCGTCAGCGTTACAAACGTGCACGAGCGGCATTGTTATGATCCAGGTGCTGCTGAGGAAGTACTGGTTTCCGCTGGTGGTGCTGGTTCTTACTGGGGCGCTGGCCTTTCTGGTAAACCGGTACCGTGACAACGCCATTGAGTACAAAAAGCAGCGTGACGAGAAAGCGCAGGCGCTCAGTCTGGCGAATGCCACCATCACCGACATGCAGGTGCGCCAGCGAGACGTTGCGGCACTTGATGCGAAATACACAAAGGAGCTTGCTGATGCGAATGCTGAAAATGATGCTCTGCGTAAGCGTCTCGATAATGGTGGCCGGGTGCGCGTCAAAGGAAAGTGTCCCGTCCAGGATTACACCACCTCCACCGGCAGCGTGGGCGATGCAGGAACCGTCGAACTCTCTGACGTTGCTGGACGAAACATTCTCGGTATCCGTTCCGGAATCATCCGCGACCAGAAAGCCCTGAAGTATTTGCAGGACTACATCAGGGCACAGTGCCTGAATTAAAAAAGAGTTTACCGTGCTTTATCAGCGGGGATCCCGTGAGCTCACCGTTTCGGCAGGGAACGACGGCAGAACTATTTTTCGGCTCAGTAAGTCAGATGTGGCTTCTTTCAGTCGTTCCAGATCGGCCAGGTCTGATGAATTTTCCTCAGCTAATTTCTCAAAGGCATCGGTGATGTGTTCCCGAATGGCATCTTTTGTTTGCGAGTCAAGCTTAGCGAACAAAGCCGTGACAACAATTTTCAGGGCATCCAGCCGGGCAAGGGATTCTTTTTTGGATGCTTCCTGATCAGCAATCTTTTCGATTAAATCAGCGATTAAGTGTTTCATATAAAATGCCTTTCTGGTTCAGGGATCGTGAAATATATCTATATTGCACCAGCCTGCAAGAAATACTTTAAAGGAAGCACCCGGTCGGGTTATTTACGGTCAGCAGTGCAGTTTATGCAAAGGCTGGCTGGTGCCTCACAACATCAACGCAGCAAAAAAATATAAAAAAAAAGCCTCCAACAGGAGGCGAAGGAGATAGTGCAAACACATCATCTTCTCAAAGAACAAGGGCAGCCACGGAGATGGCTTCCCGGTTCGGCAGGCATTATCAGTATGGCTCCTGTTGTAAACGTTGCAAGTCAGTAAGTTAAGTTGAGGAGTTATCCTGGCGGAACCTGCGACTTCGCGCTCTGAACCAGACAGACAGGTGTGGATCTGCCGGAACAAATTTAAATTTTTAGCTTAATCTTTACCATGTTTCGTTTGTACGGGGTGCGATCTGCCGGATTCATATATGCTGTGCGCCCGGGCATACAGGAAAAGCAACCATGGTGAATGCACTTTTTTTTATTGGAAAAAAACCAGTTGAACTGATTCAGATACCTGCCGGTACTGAATGGATGACATATGTGCGTGAGAAGGGTAATGCACTGAAGCTTCCTGTCAGGGTTGCAATGTTTACGCTACCTAACGGGAGCGTGGCTGCGATCCATGTTGCGTCAGACAGATATGTTTCGTCCGCAGAGGCGCTTGCCGCCTATCTTAAACTGGTGGAGTACCAGTTATAGGTTTCACGGGAGGCTGTTACCGCTTGCGAGATAGATCATCAGGAATTAAAAGAAAAAACTCTAAGCAACATGAAATCCAGTCTGTTGCTTAGAGCATGCAAATGCATATTCGTTACGCTACTAATGTAAATAAACTGTAAATATCCTGTATGGGAAATATCTCATAAAAAGGGGGGGCTTTGATTAACATCCATATCAGGTAAAACAAACCACCAGCTTATGCTGGTGTTTTTTTATGCGCCTCGTACGTGCCTCAATAATTAAGGTGTCACTATGGTTGAAAGCCCAATGCAACGGCCATATCCGCCACTTCTGTTTATCGATAACCCGGACTTCAAACCTTACATCCGACTTATCCCTGCTGACGGCGTCCATGATTGGCTGCACTCACACATAATCAGCGAAGAGGGTATGTTGCATAACCCTGACCATTTCCATCTACTGGAAGCTGACATCGTCTTCATGTGGGCTTCGAATGCATTCACGAAGAAGGGGCGAACGGTACTGGGCCAGTGCGAAGAGGTGATGATTCGCGCTGGTGGATGGCAAAAGGCCCGGATGGAACAACAGATGTACGAATGGTTCGGTCGTATACCGGATTTCATCATCACCCTGGCGGCTGATTACTGCGCTCAGTGTTCCGATCTTGAGTTCTGCGCGCTGGTGGAGCATGAGCTGTACCACATTGCACAGGAAACTGATGAATTCGGTGCGCCGAAATTCTACCGGGACAGTGGATTACCCAAACTAAAACTGCGCGGCCACGATGTGGAAGAGTTCGTTGGCGTCGTTCGCCGCTATGGAGCAAGTCACGATGTGCAACAGATGGTGGACGCAGCGAACAGGCCTGCGGAAGTTGCTCACCTTGATATCGCCAGGGCGTGCGGGACATGCATGCTTAAACTGGCTTGATTACCTGGACTGACCTGGACGAATGGTGAATTATGGCGGCTCTAAAAAATGATGTGAAAGCCTACATAGTTCAGGCGCTTGCGTGCTTCGATACCCCTTCTCAGGTTGTCGAGGCTGTCCAGGCTGAATTTCAGGTGAAGATTACCCGCCAGCAGGTCGAATCCTACGACCCCACAAAAGCCAGTGGCAAGGCGTTAGCTGCCCGGTGGGTGGAATTGTTCAACGCTACCCGAGAACGCTTCCAGAATGAAATCTCGGACATCCCGATAGCCAATAAGGCCTACCGGCTGCGTGCGCTTGATCGAATGATGACGAAGGCAGAGACAATGCGGAATATGGCACTGGCAGCGTCACTGATTGAACAGGCCGCCAAAGAGTGCGGTGATGCCTACACAAACAAACATAAATTCGAGCATTCCGGGCCTAACGGTGGCGCTATCGAGACGCTCACCATGAGCAAAGAGGAATACAAATCAGCAAGGCAGGAGATGATGGAGGATGACGACTGCTGAGCAAAAGGCATTTGCCCGTAAGGTCGAATGCGAAGAGGATGGGCTGTATTACGCGCGCTATTTCTTCAAACAGCGCACCGGCGGCAAGATGATTGTCGCACCGCATCACAAAGTTATTCAGCAGACGCTGAACCGCGTTATAGATGGTGAGATAAAGCGCCTGGTCATTAACGTTCCGCCTGGTTACACCAAAACAGAACTGGCAACCATTAACATGATGGGCCGGGGACTGGCGCTGAACCGGCGCGCCCGGTTTATGCACCTGTCATACTCCCACCAACTGGCGCTACTGAACTCATCGACTGCACGCGGCATGGTCAAATCGCAGGCCTACCAGTCAATGTGGCCGATGGCGTTGCGTGACGATGCGGACAGTAAGGCTATGTGGTGGAATGAATATGGCGGCGGGGTTTACGCATCGTCCGCTGCCGGGCAGGTTACCGGCTTTCGTGCCGGACACATGGAGCCAGGCTGGCAGGGCGCGCTGATTATCGATGACCCGGTAAAACCAGATGATGCCTACAGCGAAACTGTACGCGATGGCGTGAACAACCGCTTTAACGAAACCATCAAATCACGTCTGGCCGTAGAAACAACGCCGATGATTGTGATTATGCAGCGTATCCACTATCACGACCTCAGTGGATACCTCCTGCGCGGTGGCTCCGGTGAAATGTGGCATCACCTGAATCTGCCGGTGATTATCGATAACAGCCAGGCGTATTCGGCGCAATACCCGGAGCACTCTCACGCCATACCGATTGCACATGGTCTGCCTGATGGCTGGCTCTGGCCGTTCAAGCACAACGAGTCTCACCGCGTATCACTGTTCTCTCACCGCCGAACTGCCGAGGCTCAGTACATGCAGAAGCCCCGCAAATTTAACGCGGAGGGCGCACTGTGGACTGAGGCGATGATTAGTGCCGCGCGCGACCTGCAGATCCGCTTTGATAAGGTTCGTACGGTTATCGCGATTGACCCGCAGGCCACAAACAGCGATGAAAGCGACGAAACCGGGATTGTGGCCGCCAGCGCATACGGTGCTGGTGATAAAAAACAGTTCTCTGTGGATGGCGATTACAGCGCCAAATACTCACCGGCTGGCTGGGCTAAAAAGGCTATGTGGGCCTATGAGGAACATGGCGCTGATGCCATCGTTATCGAAACGAACCAGGGCGGTGATATGGCAGAGGAAACACTGCGTAACGCCGGGTTCAAAGGCCGCATTATTCGTGTTCATGCCAATAAAGGGAAATTTGCCCGCGCTGAACCGATATCCGCGCTCTACGAACAGGGGCGCGTAGCCCATCACGGCAATCTCTATCTACTGGAAAACCAGTTGATGGAATACGTGCCAGCTACTGCCAAAAAGTCTCCTGACCGACTGGATGCCGCCGTGTATGCGCTGACCGAACTCGGCGGAGCGCAGGCAATTGGCATGATGATCCCGAAACGCCTCAGATAATTTACGGACCCTGCATGAATAAAAATCTTCAGCTGGCCGTCAACCATGCGTTGAACGATGCCAGGCTTGCGCGCGCCCGTATGATGGCCGCCAACCCAACCATGGGGCTGGATTCAAAGCGTAGCTCGGCATGGTGCGAGTACGGATTCAAGGACGACATTACCTTCGATGACCTCTACAGCCTGTACCGGAGAGGCGGTATTGCCCATGGCGCGGTCAAAAAGCTGATCGGTGCGTGCTGGCAAAGCAACCCGGAAATTATCGAAGGAGATAAGCAGGACGAAACCCGCCCGGAAACAGCCTGGGAAAGCAAGGCTAAGTCTGTGTTAACGCATCGCTTCTGGCGCTCTTTTGCCGAGGCTGATTTGCGACGGCTTGTAGGGCGTTACTCCGGCATTCTGCTGCATGTACGGGACAACAAAGACTGGAACCTGCCTGTAACCAGAGGGCGGGGACTGGAGAAAATCACCGTTGCCTGGGCGGGAACAATCAAGGTTAAGGACTGGGATACAGGCCTCAATTCCCGAACCTACGGCCAGCCGAAAATGTGGCAGTACATCGAGCAACTGGCGAACGGTGCCATCCGGCGCGTGGAAGTTCATCCGGATCGCGTTTTTATCCTGGGTGATTATTCCCCCGATGCTATCGGGTTTCTGGAGCCCGCTTATAACGCTTTTGTAAGTCTGGAGAAGGTGGAAGGCGGCTCCGGTGAATCGTTCCTGAAGAACGCGGCCCGCCAGCTGAGCATTAACTTCGATGAAAAAATCGATTTCACCAATCTGGCCTCGCTCTATGACGTGAGCGTTGCAGAACTGCAGGACAAATTCAATGAAGTCGCCGTTGAGATTAACCGTGGCAACGATGCGCTACTCACCACGCAGGGCGCAGCTGTAACGCCGCTGGTGACATCTGTGGCTGACCCCGGCCCGACTTATGACGTAAACCTGCAGACAGCCGCCGCCGCGCTGGATATCCCAACCAAAATCCTCGTTGGCATGCAAACGGGCGAGCGAGCGAGCACCGAAGACCAGCGTTACTTCAACGCGCGCTGCCAGTCCCGCCGGGGCGATTTGTCATTCGATATTGAAGACCTGTGCGACAAGCTGGTGGATCTGGGCATTCTCGACGCGGTAGGGCAGAAAGCGGTTATCTGGGATGACCTGAACGCAAGCACTGACGCCGAGAAGCTGGCAGCAGCCAAAACCATGGCGGAAATTAACAGCACCTTGATCGCCACTGGCGAACAGCCCTTCACCGGTGAAGAAATTCGCGTCGCTGCCGGGTATGAGGGCTCGCCTGCACCGCTGGGGGAAGACGATGAAGAAGAGGAAAACGAAACCTCCGATTCTGCCGGGAAACCTTAACGAACCCACTGGTGCAGACCGCCTCGAGCGCGGTGCGATTAACGAGTTCGGCAAACGGATAAGGCGAATCGCAAAAGCGTACCAGGACATTCTCGACCGCATTCCCGCATCTCCCGCTGTAAACCTTCGCTACGCATTTGATCTGGACACCTCACTGTTATCAATGCTTCTCAGCAATGCCTCGGTGATGGTTGATGAAATCCTCTTTGGTGGCAGCGAGACCGATTTCTGGTTCTGGCGGGATTACGTCAGACAGGGATATCAGCGCGGCACGGCTCAGGAATTTGCCAGCCTGTCGCAGCAGTCGCCGGTCTATGCCGCCGGGCGTGAAAGTCTCCAGCAACTGTTGCTGAGCGATCCCTATCAGCGCCGCCTGCTGCTGGTGAGATCCCGCGTGTTTGAGGAGATGAAAAACCTCAGTGCGCGGATGAAATCGGATATGGCGCGCATTCTGACCGATGGCATGGGGCGGGGGCAGAACCCGCGGGAAATCGCGAAACGTCTCACCAGCCAGACCGGGATTGAACTCAGCCGTGCTAAGCGTATTGCCCGCACGGAAATACCGACGGCGCTGCGCCGTGCCCGGTGGGATGAAACGGATGATGCTGAGGCTCAGTACGGCATTACAACCCGTCTTTTGCATCTGTCAGCATTCAGCTCGACAACGCGGCGTAAACATGCGCTTCGCCACGGGCATCTCTACACCACCGAAGAGGTTCGCGACTGGTACAGCGTCGACGGCAACGCGATTAACTGTAAATGCACGCAGGTTGCTGTGCTTGTTAACGCAAGCGGTCAGCCGCTTAACCCGAACATCATTGATATGGCTAAAAAGCGCCTGGAGAAAGCGCAGAAAGCCGGACTCATCGCCAACCACTGCGACTGCGGCCACCACAGAGCCGCGTAACCGCGAGACATCACCATGACCATGCAAGTAAACGTCACCACCCGTGTGAACAGCCAGTCTATTCGTCGGGAAGTTCATAACGGGCGCGATCATCTGATCCTGCCCAGTTACACCCTGCCGGCCAATGTCGTCATGAACGGCGGACTCTACTCTGCCAGCGAAATCGATGCGCACTATGCGGGTCTCGAGGGGACGCTGGCACCGCTCGGTCATCCGCAGGTAAACGGCCAGTTTGTGTCGGCCTTCTCGCCTGAAGGGCTGAATGTCGGGTTCGTCGGCGCGTGGAACCGCAACGTTAAAAAAGCCGGGAATCGTATCTACCTGGAGAAATGGGTGGATGTGAACAAGGCCAGCGAATCTGAAGGTGGACGGGAACTCCTCGAACGTGTTGCAGCCATTGAGCGCGGCGAGGACGTGCCGCCAATTCACACCAGTGTGGCGGTGTTTCTTGACCAGCTCGAACCCAATGAAGAACAGAAGGCGCTGGGTGCCGAGTGGGTGGCAAAAATCCACGGCATGGATCACGACGCCATTCTGCTTCACGAAGTCGGTGCGGCCACACCCGAGCAGGGCGTTGGCCTGATGGTGAATGCTGACCTCGCCACGCCGCTAAAAGCCAACTCCGGCGCGCTGGTGGGCGAATCCTTCCGGGAGCGTGAACAGCGCCTCGACCGTGCGGCCAAAGCCCGGTTTGCCCCCGGCGAGAACGAATACGCCTGGGTGGCTGACTTCACCGAGTCGCAGGTGGTGATTATCCGCAATGGTGGAAGCGCGCAGGTTTACGGCTACACCTCTGACGGCGGAAAAGTCACCTTCGACGACACCGGAACGCCGGTTGCCCGCCAGGAGTCCTGGGTCACCGTTGTAACCAACAAAGTTAAATCCCTTTTCACACCGCAGGATAAGCCTGCAACCAACCATCAAACGGAGGGCGACATGCCTTTAACCACTGAAGATACAGAACTGCTTCGCAAAATCGTTGGTGAGGCCATCGCCGCTAATAACGACGCGACCATTAAGCCACTGAGCGAAAGCATTGCAGCAATTCAGACTAACCAGCAGCAGCTCGCTGAGACCCTGACCGCTAACTCCCGCGCCGAAGAAGCAACGAAGCGCGCGGCGGTTGCGAAAGTTCACGGCGAGATCGTCGCGAACGCGCTGTCAGGTGATGCACTGGATGCGATGTTCAAAAACCTGGGCGAAGCCGCACCGCTGGGTACTAACTCCGCGCAGGCGCAAACCGAAACCGGCGCACCTGATCCGGCCACTTACTTCAAATAAGGGAAACGCCAATGCCACGTTATCGTCGCGTTAATATCGACGGGGAATCGCTCTACAAGACGGAAACCCGAAAACTTGCCGCGCCCCTGAACCCGGGGACGTTTGTTGTCATCAATGCCAGCAATCTTTTTGCACAGGCCTCTGCGCCTGTGGGACGCATGTATGTGCTGGATTGCGCTTATCACGAAGGGCTGGGCATTACCGATACGATCCCGTCCGGTCATTCGGGTGTGGGTAATTACCTGGAAGAAGGGCGTGAATTCGCTGTTCGTGTGGCTGCAGGCGCCTATAAAAAAGACCAGCCAATTACGGTTGTTGCAGGTCAGGCCGCTGCCGTTCCTACCGCTGCGGGTACCTATCAGGTCATCGGTTACTGCCAGGATGACGTCACCACCACGGCGGTTGACTTCATCCGCATCCGCGCGCGCGCTTCCAGCGTGACCGTTGCTTAAGGAGAGCATCAATGTATTTTTCTGCTGAAACACTGGCGACCAACAGCCGCCTGCGCACGCACTGGAATGAGCTGTGGGCTAACCGTAACATGTGGGATGCCCAGCACCGCGCCATGATGGCGGTAAACCGTAATCTCATGACGCCTGAAATGCTGGCGGCGAATGCCCTGGCTGGTGACGGTCTCGGTCGTGAATTCTGGGCTGAAATCGACCGACAGGTCATCCAGCTGCGCGATCAGGAAATCGGGATGGAAATCGTCAACGATCTGATGGGTGTACAGACAGTTTTGCCGATTGGCAAGACAGCCAAGCTGTATAACGTCGTTGGCGACATCACCGATGATGTGCAGGTTAGTCTGGATGGTCAGCCACCTTTTTCTTTTGACCACACCGAATACGGCAGCGATGGCGACCCGATCCCGGTTTATACCGCAGGTTATGGTGTGAACTGGCGTCTTGCTGCGGGCCTCAATACCGTCGGTATTGACCTGGTGCTGGATTCGCAACTGGCGAAGATGCGCAAGTTCCATAAACGTCGCGTTAAAGGCTATCTCGACGGCAACCCGACCATTCAGGTTCAGAACTATCCGGCCCAGGGCATGCGCAACCATCGTAACACCGCCAAGATTAACCTCGGTTCCGGTGCCGGGGGAGCGAATATCGACCTGACCACGGAATCGCCGGCGCAGCTACTGGCATTCTTCGGCCCAACAGGACCGTTTGGTATCACCGCCCGCGCCAACAAAGTCACTGCGTACGATGTGCTGTGGCTGAGCGCTGAAATCATGGCGAATCTGTCGAAGCCGTACACCATTGAAGTCGGCAGCGGCGCGAACGCCGTAATCAGCGGCAATGTCCTGGACGCCATCCGCAAATTTATGCCGGTGAAAGATATCCGCCAGACTTATGCACTAACCGGTAATGAATTCCTGGCGTATGAACGTCGTCAGGATGTGATCACGCCGCTGGTAGGGATGGCGGTCGGGGTGGTTCCGTTGCCTCGTCCGATGCCACAGAGCAACTACAACTTCCAGATTATGTCTGCAGAAGGTTTGCAGATTAAACGCGATGACGATGGCCTGTCCGGCGTTGTCTACGGCGCAAATCTGGCTTAAGGAGAAATTATGCCGAAGTTTGAAGTCATACGTGGCTGGCATGGCGTTAAGGTTGGGGATGTGCTGGTTCTGGATAAAGTTCATCCAGCGCTGGAATCTCATCTTCGCCTGATGCAGGGGGAAGCGGGCGGTGAACTTATCCCGGCAACACCGGGCGCGGGCACTGATGTGAAACCCCGTAAAGAAATCATTGCTGAACGCCTGAAAGAACTGGGGATCGAGTTCAAAGGCAATCTGGGTGCGGAAAAGCTTTCGGAGCTGCTGCCGCCTGGCGAGCTTGAAAACCTGTTCCCTGCTGAATAACCGCCGCGAAAGCGGTTTTTTTATGCCCCGTTCCGGCGGGGCGTCTTATTTCAGGAGTCTGTCATGGTTTCACAGGAACAGGCACAGCAGTACCTGACCGGGCAGGGCATCGCTTTACCCGACTTCGTGCTGGCGGCGCTGATTGACCAGGCCAACGGCATTGAAGAATGCCTGGTACTTCATTATCCGGCATCGACAGCGCTGCTTATCCAGCTGTACCTGCTTGCGCTGATGGGGCTGGGGCAGGGTGATAAATACCTTACCAGCCAGACCGCACCTAACGGCGCTTCGCGTTCATTCCGGTATCAGTCGTTTTCTGACCGCTGGAAAGGGGCGCTGAGCCTGCTGCGCGGACTGGACAAACATGGTTGCGCGACGGCACTTATCCCGCCCGATCCGACTGCTGCGCCAGCATTTGCAGGGATTTGGGTCGGTAAGGGCGGCTGTATGTGCAACGGGGGCCGGTAATGGCCTGGGTATCGGTGAAACAGCGTCTGCCGGAGCCGTTCGTTAAAGTCTGGGTGATAACAGACAGCGGCAGGAAGGTGACCGGCTACGTCAAAAATAACGGTGAATGGTTCATCTTTTGCCGTGAGGTAGCCGCCGGGAACCCGGAAGTGATCAGCTGGGAGGAGTCATGAGCGCTACAGCGAACTGGGTATATACCAACCTCGCGACCATTTACCCGCGCACGTACGATGACTGGAAGGGTATCTGGCTGACCGGCACACCGTATCTTATCGACTGCACCTGGGAGATAAACCAGGAGCAGGCGGTCGATGATGCCGGTGCCGAGTTCACCACTAACCTGATTATCTCCACCGAGCTCAAGCACAACGGCGCAGATGTCCGCAAGCCGCTGCGTAATGACTATGTCGCAGTGGGTGACACAACCGCCGAGCCGGACCCGGTAAAAGCGAAAGGTGATGTGATCCGGGCGGTCAGGATGTGGGATATGTCGTTTTTCGGCGAGGAACCCGACTACAAAATTCTGACCTCTGACCGTAATTAGCCCGGTGCCTGATAACTACAGGAGACAACGCTATGCCCGTTAAAGGTATCAAACGTGTTCAGTTAAACATGGGCAATGTGATTGGAAACATCGCCGGGGCAGTGACAGAAAAGGTGATCACCGAAGTCATGATCGTCGGCTCCGGTTACGCGGCGCAAATCACCCCGATTCACACCTCCACACTGGTGAACAGCATGTATCGCGAACTGAAGCCAGAGCCGGGTGGCATGACCGGGCGTGTCGGCTATACCGCGAGCTACGCCGCCCGGGTGAATGCGGCCGGTGGCACGTTAAAAGGCAAGCCCCGCCCGGACGGCAGCGGTAATTACTGGGATCCGGATGCAGAGCCTGATTTTCTGCGTAAAGGGTTTGAGCGCGACGGCATAGCTGACATCAAAGCCACTATACAACGAGGCTACAAATTATGACGCGAAGCGATGTTTTTGACGCGTTACGCGCCTGGCTGCAGAGCCACGGTTTTGATACCGGCTACCGCGTACAAAAGCGGTTCTGGGTCGAGGTGGAAGATTCACAAAACGACCGCTATCTCGTTATCCAGCAGCAGGGCGGTGGCGCGGCAGAAGAGGCCATCACCCGCGACTACTTCCGCTTCATCCTGCTGACCGGGCAGAACGACGCCGATGTTGATGCGGTTGAGAACACCGCCGACGCCATCCGCCAGGCCATGCTCGATGACTACCACACCGAATGCATCATCTCAATGCAGCCAGTCGGGGGCGTTCCCGCCTTCCGCACCGAAGAGGGCCGCTGCGCCTTCGAAATTAACTTCCAGACTATTATTTCCCGATAATACGGAGTAACACATATGACTTGTGAATCAGGTGCATTCACGGGGCGCGACGTCGTCGTTTATTTTGCGATTGGTTGCCCGGAGGTTCAGCCCACGCTGAGCCAGTACAAGCGCCTCGGCATGATGCGTGGCAAAACAACCGGCGTTGAGTGGGAAACCGCAGACGCCACCGCTGACCAGAGCGCGGCGTATACCCAGGAAAATCTGGTCACGTATAAAAACGTATCCTTCTCCGGTGATGGCGTAAGCCGCAAGGAAGCCATCTACGGCCAGAAGGAAATGAAACGCCATGTTTATAACCCGCCAGGGGAAACCAGCAATCAGCCTTACGTGTGGCTGAAAATTATCTCGCCGTTCGATATCACAGAAGGCCCGTTCCTGGTAACGAGCTGGCAGGATGAATCACCGCATGATGATGTGGCCACGTGGTCGATTGAAGCCTCCAGCGCCGGGCTGGTGGATGTCCGCGACGTCGGCGCGGTCATTAACATCACCTCCCAGCCGCAGAACCGCACCATCACAACCGGCGGCACGCTGACGCTTACCACCGCGGCGACCGTGACTGATGGTTCAGCGCTGACGTATCAGTGGAAGAAGAACGGCACGGATATCAACGGCGCCACGGCGGCTACCTACACCAAAGCTAGCGCGGTGGCGGGTGATGCCGGCTCTTATACCTGCCAGGTTTCATCGCCTACTGCCGGTACCGTCACCACGAATCCGGCAACGGTTGTGGTCAACGCGTCTTAACTGACAGGGGCGAAAGCCCCTTTGAGGTTTTATGCAGGCAATTACCGATATCGGCCAGGCTGAGATCCGCGCCGGTGGCCGGAGAATATTCCTCAACCCTTCGTTTCTTGCGATGTCGCGGATTGGCACACCGGAAGAGATTGTCGGGGCGTTCGTGACGGTGCACGGCGGGCATTATCCTGAACACCGGATCAGCGATATTGAAGTAATGCGCAGCATCCAGGCGCGTTGTTTCGCCGACATGGTTGTTACTGCGGCAAAGGTGGTGCAGGCGGCCTGTGATGATGATCTCCGCCAGGTTATTGGTGTCTGTTCTGTGACAGCAAAAGGCAAGCTTTCGTATCGCCCTGGCCTTCTGCCGGTATCGCACATTATCCAGCTGGCGCGCCATCTTATACGCCATGGGGTGGTGGGCGACCAGCCGCAGGAAGCCGCCAGCAAAGGTGAAGGAGAATACTCGGGGAAATTCGATGCCCGGTCTTTCGTTTATCTGGCGGTGGCACACCTGGGCATGAGCGAGTCTGACGCCTGGAACATGACCATGACCAGCTTCAGGGCGGCAATGAGCGCTAAATATCCGCAGAAGGAAGCCGCAAAAATCCCGACCGAGCAGCATTACGATGAGGCTATGGACTGGGCAGAGAAAATGTTTGCACTCGATGCGCAGCGGAACGGGCTGCACTAATCAGATCCATTTTTTGTTAGTTGATACTCAAGGCGGTTACCGCGATTTTTAGCACAAAGTGCGATCGATAAAGAAAAGGCCTTGAATCGCAGAAATTACACTCATGTGAACATCCTCGAACGGTATCACATCCTGTGATTACCACACAGGTAACTTCGCCGAACTTGCCGCTAACGTGTAAAAGCGTCATTCTGAACGTCGTCGAAAATGTAGACATCCTGACAGAAGTCTGATTGCCCAAATATCACTAATGGTATTAAACTCAGCGACTATAGCTGTCGCTATAGAGTTATATACTTTAGTTGAGGTTGATATGAATCCGTTGAATGCCATTACTTTCGCAGCGCTTTGTGGGCCATTGGCTCAACCTGCGGCTATGGCTCAGGAGTTTATCATTCAGCCAGCTCCTGTTATGTCAAATGCATCTCAGCACTCACCGAGCATCGAGGATTTTGGGCGAGGTCTTGAAGCCGGAAGGGAAGTACTCAATAAGCTGACCATTGCAGTTGATGATTTCTATCTTATATTGATTGGAATGTCATCTGACCATGCTCGTCAGGCTGTTGAACATAATGGAATGGACACTACAGAGGCGTGTGAGCTTTTCCTTAGGGCGTTTGAGGAAGAAGTAAAAGCAACTCTTTCACAGAATTTGCCTGAGTTTGTTGCTGGTGAATTAAAAAGTTATTGGCGGCATGTAGCCAAGGCGCGCTCCTCTGTTACGAGGCTAAATGACTTTGCGAAGAGCCTGAAAAAAGTACCTGAAACATTCCATGGTACTTCAGACCTTGACGGCCTGGCGGCGTTAGCAAAGCACACCACCGAACAGTTGAAAATCCTCCCCCTGCATTGATACGGATAAATCTGTGCATATCGAAGCTTCTATTAACGAGAAAACTAAAGAAAATTTTTTTGATGGAGTCTTTATCCAGTTCCCGGAGCTGGAAGCTTCGATAATTTCTGATTTTCAACGTTACAAATCTACCGGAAAGCTACCCCATTATTTCGGCAGAGACGTAGCTTTTACTCAGCCTTACGGTGCTTTCAGGGCAGGGTTGATGCATATTCATTTATGCCTTCCCCCTGGAAAGTTTCCTGAAAAACTTCCTCAGCCTGACCGTGTTTGTAAGAAAGGCGATCCAAAGAATGATGCTTGCCTTGTTTATGTGCAGGGTGAACTATACGAGAACAGGTATTCCCTGATCGCGATCATGCATCCTGATGCTCACACTAAAACCCGAGAGCATCAAGTTATGAGCTACCTTGCAAGGATTGCTCAGGACTTCAAAGACAATAATTGATCAGATTGTAACGCATTTAATTATGATAACCCGCTTAGCTGCGGGGTGCTTCGTTGCCTGAGATCAAAAAATCAGACCTGCCCGTTGCGCTGCCGCGCTCCCCTGATAGGATATGAATTTCGTTATTGCTGGGGAAATGGAATGAAAGTATTTTTTTGGGGATGCGTATTGTGGTTAATAACCGCCACGTCTAATGCCGCTGACACCTACCAATGTAGTTACGCAAAAGCTGGTCTTACAAATGGCGTCATGGGTAACATGAGCTTACCAGTTCCTGCAAAAGTGGAAGTTTTAGGTGATTCGATAAAATTGCATCGCCCAGATGGAACATTTGTTTTTAGTCCACCTCTTACTCAAAACAGAGGGGCGCTAAAAATGATTGATGATGGTTCAAAGGTATATGTCGCGGCAACTGATGGCTCTAACTTCGCTGTTTCTGACAGGATAGGCAAAGTAACGGAGCAGTGGGATAAATGCCAAGTAATGCAAAAGGAAAGTGAAAGGATAAAACCGATCGATAATCCAAAATGGCGAAATTTGACTACAGTGGAAAAAACGGCTGTAGAAAAAGCTATTACCGATAAATTAAAAGATCCTTATAGTGCTAAATTCAAACATTCCCAATTTATATCCAATGGAAATGGTGAATATTGTGGATATGTGAATTCAAAAAATTCCTATGGGGGGTATGTTGGCAATACACCTTTCCTAATAATGATCGTTGGTAAAGGAAAGGACCTCAATGCTGCCGTCATATCTTTCGGTAGCGATGAGAGCGAACAATTGGCTACTCAACAGGTATGTCAACAGATCGGTTATTTCTGAAGCTCAAGCGTGATATAACATCGAATTAAACCCCGCCTCGTCGGGGTTTTTTATTGCCTGGAGAAAATACATATGTCCGAAAATGTAGGTGAGATTGTTTACATAATTCGTGCGGACACAGCCCAATTGCTTTCTGCTGGTCGTAATGTTGTCGATATGACAAACGATCTCCAGAGTAATTTTGATGATACCGATGAATCAGCGGACAACTTGAATACGACACTGTCGAAACTCGCAGCAACGATCAAGTTAATCTTCGCCGCTGGGGCGTTGCGTGAGATGGCAAAAATGGTGCAGAGCTATCAGGAGATGGCCGAGCGCGTTCAGATGGCGACATCAAGTCAGGCTGAATTTGAAAGCGTTCAGAGGCGCTTACTTAATACAGCTAACGGGACTTATCGATCTTTAGCAGAGGCCCAGGAGCTTTATATTCGAAGCGCCGACGGTCTGCGCAGCATGGGTTATTCCACTGAACAGGCTATCGATGTCCAGGACTCAATGTCTTATGCTTTCGTTAAGAACGCCACCAGTGCGGACCGGGCCGAGTCAGCTATCAGTGCATTCACCAAAGCGATAAACACCGGGAAAGTTTCCGCCGATCAGTGGGAGTCCATCACTACCGCCATCCCAACCGTGATCAATGATATTGCCACCGCCAGCAAAAAAACCTCCGCCGAAGTGCGAGCGATGGGCGCAGCAGGCAAGTTAACAGCATCAGATTTAAGCGAGGGATTACGCCAGTCACTCAATGAGAACGCAGCCGCAGCGGCGGGGATGTCCAACAACCTTACCGATGCTGGCGTGAGGATGAAAACGGCCTTTACTGAAGTTTTGGTGGCAATCGAGGGCCAGACAGGAGCGCTACAAACCTTTACCAACGGTCTTATTGCTGCCGCTGACACTATTCTGGAGTTCGGTCGAGACTCTGAAAGCATGGCTGGGTTCATCGATACCGCAACTATTGCTGCGCAAGCATTTGCTCTTGTGTTGGCTGGTCGGTATGCAGGTGCATTAAAAGCTGGCATTGCCGGTAAGATTCAGAATATCGCCGCGAATCGCCAAATGGTAACTGCTGAAAATCAGGCGGCTCAGGCTGCGCTCTTTTCAGCCAATGCCACACAGCGCAGGTCGCTAGCAGATAAGGAAGCTGCGATTTCTGCGCTTAACCTTGCTCAAGCTGAATATAACGTTGCAAGGGGTAGCGCGGCAGAAATGTTAGCGCTCGATAACCTTATCGCCGCAAAGACAAGAGCAACCGCAGCCTCCATCGTGTTAACTGAAGCAGAAACAGCACAGGCAGCAGCTACCGTTCGCGCTACTGCCGCTGCAAGCGCTGCATCCGTTAGTATGGGATTAATGCGCGGCGCGCTTTCTCTGCTTGGCGGGCCTGCTGGCATTGTTATGATCGCGGCGGGAGCCTTACTGTATTGGTGGCAAAGCGCTAAACAGGCGAAAGAAGAAGCTCTTAGTTTTGCTGATTCTCTGGATGGCGTTATTGCCAAGATGAAGGAGATGAATCAGGCGCAGCTTGTCGGCACAATGGCAGATATAGCTAAATCTATAGAGGCTCAAAAAGATCACATTGATGACCTCAATAGCTCTGTAAAGGAAGCACAGTCAGAGTATGACAAATACATCACCCTTGCAAAGCAAATGGGCGTCGCTCAGGATCAGAATAATGGCTATGTAAAAAAAGCTAACGAATGGCTTTTGACTTTAAATCAGCGAAAAAGAGATGTCAGTAATGCGACTGATAAATTAAATCATACAACTGAGCAACAATCTCTTATTCAGGGGCAACTCAATCAAAAAGCAAGAGAATCCGAAGAAGCCTTCAATATTCTTGAAAATAACCTCAAGAATAAAATTCCCAATGCAAGTTCCGCCGCAATAACAGCAATGGCCTCGACTATTCAGGTACTGGATAGCCTTAATAAAAAAGCCGCGAACGCTGGAAATATACAACCTGCGGAACCGGAAGACTCCCCCGAAGCGAAGAAACTCATTCAGAACGCCGAACGCCGCCTTGCGCTTTCAAAGCTTGAGGGCGAGGCAAGAGCAAGACTGCAGGCGCAATTCGATGCTGATGACGCCGGGATTACTGATGAGAAAAAAAGAAAGGCCCTTGCGGATCAATACGCTGAAACAGAGCGGTTAACCAGCGCAAGAAAAGCCGCAAACAAGGAAGCGAAGAAGTCCGCTGACGACGCAACGCAATTTTTATCTCGTCAGCAGTCTGCACTGGATCGACTCAACACCGGTTATGCCGATGGCTCGCTTGAACTGGCGAAGTACGATGCGGTTATGGCGCTTGGAAATAAAGCGACTGACGCGCAAATAGCTAAGGCTGAGCAGCAGGCCGACGCAATCTGGAGAAGTCAGCAGGCGATAAAGGCCGCTGCGGAGGAAGAGAAAAAGCGCACTCAGGCCAGTCAGAACTTCACCAGCCTGCAGGGGCAGGTATCACCAGTTGCAGCGGTCGATAACTCATATCTGACGCAAATGGCGCAGCTCAATGAGTACGTAACCCTTTATCCGCAAAAGATCGCGGAAGCCGAAGCGTTACGGGCCAGCATTGAGGAACAGTATCACCAGCGGCGCATGGCGGCCATGTGGGAAGAGTGGCAGCAGCAAAGCCAGATTAACAGCATGATTGGCGCCGCCGTGGACTCCTTACAGGGCGGGGCAACCAGCGCCATTACTGGCCTGATAAACGGCACTCAGAGCCTGCGGGAATCTTTCGCCAACATCGGCACCACGATTTTAAACAGCGTGGTAGGCAGCTTTGTTCAGATGGGTATTGAATGGGCTAAAAGTCAGCTTATGGGCCAGGCGGCTGCGGCTGCTTCTCTGGCAGCAACTACTGCCCAGGCTTCAGCTGCCGCAGCTGCATGGGCACCCGCTGCTATGAGCGCTTCAATCGCGACGTACGGCAGTGCTGCTGCGGTGGGGCAATCAGCGTACGCTGGTTCAATGCTTGCAGCCAAGGGGCTGGCGCTTGCTGGCGGTCGCCGTTATGGAGGCGGGGTATCAGCGGGCAACGCCTACCGCATTAACGAGGATGGGCGCTCTGAGGTATTCCAGACAGCTGGTGGCCAGCAGATATTTATGCCGAACAAGTCAGGGAAGATTATTCCAGCAGATAAAGCAGGCGGCGGGGGTAGTGTTGTTCAGCACATTACTTTTGAAATCAACACTACCGGTGGAATCGACCAGGCAACGATGAAGCAGATGGAAGGGATGATGAAGCGTGTGGCTCTCTATCATATCAGCGACCAGTCGTCTCGCCCCGGAGGCTTAATCCAACCCAGGAATAAACGCTAATGCCTGAAATCTTCACCTGGAAACCTCAGCGCGGCTATAGCGCTGAACGTACCCCGAACGTGGCCATCGTGAAACTCGGCGATGGCTACGAGCAGCGCCAGAAGAAAGGCATTAACCCGCTGATGTCAAAATACTCGCTGACGTTTCGCGGCGTTAACGGGCCGTGCCGTGTGAACCCGGCGAAACAGGCCGAGGCGTTTCTGACAGCACGCATGGCGGTGGAGTCTTTCTACTGGACGCCATCGGATACGGGGGTACAGGCGCTGTTTGTCTGCCGCTCCTGGAACATGACAAAGACCGGGCCGCTCTATGAACTGACGGCCACTTTTGAACAGGTACCACGATAAAGCCGAAAGGCGGGAGAGAATTATGTCTTTGGATAACAAAGTTGAATTGCTGAATATCGAAATTAAAGAACTGCGCGGGATTATTGCTGAAACAGAAAAGGCATTTGCTAATTTTCAGGAAGATGTTAATGCCCGGTTTAAAGCGGCCCAGGAACAGACCGCAAATTACAGGTTGAAGCTAGGCGTTAACCTTTCTTAATAGTCGAAAGGTTATCTACCCATTGCTGAATGTTAGGGTTATTTAACGAGCTAAGCTCTTTGATTATTTGGTTACGATCATTCTCACTAATTTTACATGCGATGGACAACATGATCATTTTAAGATCATTAATCTGTTGCGAGATCTGCTGAGGTGAATTTGCGGGTGAATCAAAATTAAACGTTGTCTGTATCTCTTCCATCATATTGAAATCCTTATTAAAAAATTTAAGATTAATCAGCCATCTCTCCCAATTGAGTGCGTCAGCGTCCCTCCGCTGACGGGCTGAACCCACAACATAACCAGGGATAGGGATATATCCCATCCTGATATTCGAACAGTAGCCACCTCCGGGTGGCTTTATTTATGGGAGATTTTCGTGCGCGACATTCCACCAGAGCTAATTATCGAAAGCGTTGACGCCGGAGTCGGCGCGTTTATAGATCTCTTTGAAGTCGATCTCCGGCCGTACGGCGGCGATGTTGTGCGATTCCACTCCGGTACCAACGGCTTTTACAACAATGTTATCTGGCGCGGTAACGCCTATCCCGCTTATCCCATCGCTGTCGAAGGCTTCGAGAGCCGGAATGAAGGTACCTATGCGCGCCCGGTTATGGCTGTCGCGAACGTCACGGGTATGATTTTTGGGATGAACCATGATTTCGAAGATCTGCTGGGTGTAGTTGTCACGCGCCGCCAGGTGCCGGTGAAGTATCTTGATGCGGTTAACTTCCCCAACGGTAATCCGGAAGCAGATCCTACTGTGGAGGCAGTGTCCCGTTACGTTGTCGAGGAGATGACAGAGGAAACCTCAGAACAGGTGACTTATTCTCTCGCAACGCCGGTGGACTGCGACAACGCTATTATCCCGGCGCGTACTATCCTGGCGGATGTATGCCAGTGGGTTTATCGCGGTACCGGCTGCAATTACGACGGACCGCCGGTCGCCGATGAACGGGACAACCCGACCAGCAATCCTGCGCTGGACAAATGTTCTCACCGCCGTACAGGTTGTCGCTTCCGGTACCCGCGACCGTACCCCATGCCAATCAGCAGTTTCCCTGGTTCACAGAAGGTTTCCTGATGCAGGAATTACTCGAGTACGCGGCCTCGTCGCAGGATGAAGTGTGCGCACTGATAATCAACGATACACGCCTTTACCCGTGCCGGAATATACATCCCGATCCGGCTCACCATTTCCGCATCAGCGATGAAGACTGGCTGGCAGCGGAAGAGGCGGGGGAAGTCACTGCGGTATTTCACTCACATCCGCAGGCGGTACCGGTGTTGTCAGGTGCTGACCGCGCCATGCAGGTTATGACAGGCCTACCCTGGTGGCTGGCGTGTAACGGCGAGCTGCGAAAGTTCCGCCCGGTAGCGCACCTGCTGGGCCGGAGTTTTGCGCATGGGGTGACAGACTGCTACACGCTGTTTCGCGATGCGTATCACCTGTGTGGCATTGACCTGCCGGATTTTGCCCGGACAGAAGGCTGGTGGCTGCGCGGAGAGAATCTCTATCTCAGGAACATGGCTGCCAACGGTTTTCATCAGATTTCCGCCAGCGAGGCCGTACCCGGTGATGTGATCCTCCGCCAGCCGTTCCCGGGTGCTGACCCGTGCCATGCGATGATCCTTCTGGAAGACAACATGGTGCTTCACCACGACCATGCCGGACATCTGAGCAGGCGCGAACCCTACCGCATGGCTTTTCTAAAGCAAACCCATTCCATCTGGAGGCATCACCGGTGCTCATCTTTAGATTTGCGGGGCATTTCCGCAGACATTTCCGCCAGGTCACATTAAACGTCGATACCCCCGCACAGGGGTTACGTCTGCTGCTGGCCCAGTGTCCGGAATTCAAAAAAGACTTCCTCAGGTCACGGGTGCGCGTCCGGATTGCCGGCGAAGACGTTGCAGCAGACGCGATGCGCTGGCATCTGGACAGGCGTCTGGCTGAGGGTTCCAGTGTACTTTTCGTGCCGGTGGTTGAGGGGGCGATTACCGCAGCCGCAGCCGCGTGGATCGCAGTGGCGGTAAGTGTCGCCTCCATTGCCTACAGCGTATATATGTCCCGCAACATGAAAACCAAAACCTCAGCTGAGGCGGCGGAAAACAACACCATCACAAACAACTCTTTTACCAGTGCGGAGAACCGCGCCGGGCAGGGGCGGCCAGTGCCGATCCTGCTCGGGGAAATGGTGTGTGGCTCTAATGTTATTTCCCTCGGTATCGACACGACAAACAACCAGGACTGGACAGAATCAATAAGTTAAGGTGGTATTATGTCTTCAGGCGGTGGCAAGGCCAGCACTCCCAGACTTCTCGACGATAACCTCAAATCAAAACAGTTTTACCGCGTGCTTGATCTCATCAGTGAAGGCCCGATTTACGGACCGGTTGACCAGTCACACCTTTCTTCTTTCATGCTGAATAAAACGCCCATCACGGATCCTGCCGGTAACGTCAGCGTGAACGGCGTGAGCGTGGCCTGGCGACCCGGTTCGGAATTCCAGAGCCCCATCAACGGTTTTTCCGCCATCGAGGCGACCAGCATCGTTAATACAGAGGTGACTTTCAACACGCCACTGGTCCGCACAGTCTCCGATCAGGATGTCACACGCGTGAGGCTGAATATCGGCGTGACGGGGCTGGTCGAGCAGGATACAAAAGGGAACCAGAAGGAAACCTCTGTGACGATGGTGATCGAAACCCGCGTTGCCGGCGGGGCGTTCATTCAGCAAAAAGTGGTTACTATCACCGGGAAAATATCTGGCGAATATCTGGAGGCGCACGTCATCGAGGCACCAGCAACGAAACCCTTCGATATCCGCGTTCGCCGCATCACGCCTGACAGCAACAGCGACCTGCTGTCCAACGGTACTATCTGGAACAGCTACAGCCAGATTACTGACGACAACCTGAACTACCCGTTTTCGGCTATTGCCGGTGCAGTGATTGACCGTGACCAGTACAGGGACACCCCGGCTCGTACCTATCACCTGCGCGGGCTGATTGTCGATGTGCCGGATAACTACGATCCGGTTGCCCGCACATATAACGGATTGTGGCTGGGGGGATTTAAGAAAGCGTGGACGAACAACCCGGCCTGGCTCTTTCGCGAGCTGGTGAAAAATACGCGATTTGGCCTGGCCCGGCGCGCGGGTTATATCGATGTCGACGACGGTGCGCTTTATATCCTGTCACAGTACTGTGATCAGCTGGTAAACGACGGGTATGGCGGGAAAGAGCCTCGCATGACACTGAACGCCTATATTACCGAGCAGGCCAGCGCCCGCGATATCCTGGATAAAATCGCCGGGATGTTCCGGGGCATCGCCCTCTGGGATGGCCTGCGCCTCACGGTCATGCTGGACACGCCTCAGGATCCGGTTGCCGCCATTACCAATGCGAATGTTGTAGACGGGAAATTCAGCCGCAGCTCGGTTAAACGGGCCGAAAAATACAATGCGGTGGTCGTGTCATGGACTGACCCGGATAACGGCTGGGAGCAGGTAAAGGAATATGTTTCCGACGATGCCATGATCGCGCGCAGTGGAACCTACAACGAAACAACGCTTGAGGCGTTCGGCTGCACTTCACGCGGGCAGGCCTGGCGCGCCGGTAAATGGCTGCTGGAAACCGCAAAACGGGAGAGCAGCCGGTTAACCTTCCAGATGGCCCGTGATGCGATTGCCTTTACGCCCGGCGACATCGTGGAGATTATGGATAACGACTACGCCGGGACACGTCTGGGTGGGCGTATTGTCTCGCACTCCGGCGCGAATATTACCGTAGATGCGGACGTCTCCGGTCTGGTTTCGCCAGGCGACAACATGTCGCTTATGGGCAGCAATGGAAAGTTTGTGAAATACCCCATTGTCAGCGTATCCGGGCACGTCATTACTTTGCGCAGCGCTCCCGCCTGGGTGCGTGACGGGACTGTTTTTGCTATTTCAGTCAGTGAACTGTCCGTTCGTCTTTTCCGTATCCTGAGTATTTCTGAAACAGAAAATAACTCGGTTTACAGCATTACGGCGGGACAGCACGACCCGAACAAACAGGCCATTGTGGATGAGGGCGCTGTTTTTGAAATGCCCATCGACACCCTGAATGGCTACCGGGTACCGAATATCGAGAACCTTCGCATTCTGAACACCAACAGCGAAACCGTGCAGGTGACGGCGACATGGGAAACCGCCACCACCACCAAAAAGCTGGTGTTCGAACTGTATGTCTATAACGAAAGCGGGGCGGTTGTTGCACAGTATGAAACCGACCAGTTTCGCTATGACTTTTACGGGCTCAGTGCCGGGGATTACATGCTCGGGGTGCGTGGACGCAACGAGAACGGCATGAAGGGTGCCGAAACCCAGGTGAACCTGATTATCGGTGCGCCACTGGCACCGTCATCCGTTATCTGGACGCCTGGTCTTTTCTCAGCAGATATCGTCCCGGTTATGCGTGTGACTGCCACTTCAGATACCACCTTTGAATTCTGGTACAGCGGTGAAAATCGTGTTCTTAACCCGGCGCTTATTGAAGACCAGACGCAGTTCCTCGGGCGATCAAGCCAGTGGAATCTTCACGGACTGAAAGCGGATACCACGTATTACATGTACGTGCGGACGCGCAACGCGTTCGGCGTGTCGGGTTTTGTTGAGGCATCAGGCAAGGCGTCGTCAGATATCCCTGGCATGATCGATTACATCGATGAAGCGGTGCGTGATTCAGAGGCATTTAAGAATGTGCAGGCCGGGATAGATTTCAGTCTGGAAGCGACGATGCAGAACACGCTGGCCCAGGTGGAAGGGGCGCAGATCCAGTATGAACAGGTGGGACTGGCGCGTGCTGAAATCTCGCAGGCCAGGATTACCATTGCGGATAATGAACGGGCTTTCGCGCAGTACCAGGAGCTTGTGGCCGTTCAGTTTGGTGATGCTGCTGCAGAAATCAGTGAAGTTAAAACCGCACAGGCTAACGCCGACGAGGCGTTCGCTGAATACCGGCTTTCAGTGGCGGCCGACTTTAACGGTGTTAAAAGCAGCATTACCACCATTCAGGAGGCGCAGTCTTCAGCCGAACAGGCCTTTGCACAATACCAGACGCAGGTAGCAACCCAGCTCGGAAACCAGCAGGCAGCCATTAACCAGAAGCTCACTTCTGTTATTACCGATAACGGTACCGCAAAGGTTTCATACACCCTGAATCTTGGCGTGCGGCGTGGCGAGCAGCTCTATAACACCGGCTTTGGGATGTCACTCGAGCCGAACGGCAGCGGGGGGTATAAATCGACGGCAGTTTTTGCTGCTGATCAGTTCGGTATTTATTCCGGCAGCGATCCGGGCAGTTATGAAGCCGCGTTCTTTGTGTTCAATGGTCAGGTGTTTTTACGGTCTGCGTTTATTCAAAACGGCAGTATAGATAACGCCAAAATAGGTAACTTCATTCAGTCGAATAATTTTGTACCCGGCGTCAGTGGCTGGCGATGGGACAAAAACGGCACATTTGAAAACTATGGCACAAACGGACTGGGTGCCAAAAAGGAAACTAACATAACCACCAGTGTCAGGGATGCTAACGGCGTGCTTCGGGTGCAGATCGGTTATCTGACGGGGGTTTTCTGATGTGGGGGATCCAGACGTGGGACGGCGCAGGCCGTCCAAACAACTATGGAATTAAGCCGGTATCAGTTATTGGTGTCATACCACTGGCGGCCGGACAAAACAGCGGGGCATGGTCTTTTCCAGTTCCCGCCGGGTTCAGGGTGGGTTTTGTGGTATCTCTGGATAACGGCGGAACTACGGTGGGCCGCCGGATCGTGGCCTCCGGAAACACCATAACCATTCTGCCCGCAAGCGAGGCTGGCGTCGGTAATTATCCCGCCTCTGCATGCGAACTGGTCGTGTTTATGGAGAGAGCTTAAATGTCTTATGGAGCAATGATATTGCTGGAAAACGGCAATCCGTTTGTTACGCCACAGTCAACGCCATTTTGTTTATACCGTAAGGTTGTGGTTAATTCTGACGGCAATGGCGTGGCGTCCGCTGATATTCCGATAGATCCTTCCTGGCCGGCTATCGCATTCTGCCGCATATCAAATACCAGTGCGCCAACATATACCAACGTTGCCAGAACCGGAGGCGTGATCAGAGCATCCTCCTCAACGCCGGTCGGGGCCGCAAAAACCCCACACACACTCACAGTATATGTTTTTGCAATATTTCCTCAAACGCTGCCTGCATGGGGTTTTGCCATCTGGGACGCTACCGGGAAACTGGTGCTGACCAATGAAAGCCGGGTGCTGTCTGATTTAGTGACGGTCGGCACGCCGGGCGCCGGCGGGGGAATAAATATCGACCAGACGCTGGCTGGCTCGTGGGCGGTCGCTCCCACGACTCTGGGAATGTCATTATGGCAGATTATGGTCCAGGGTCAGCCGGTCATTATCAGCATTGCTGCCTATACCAGTTGTCGCTTTGATGGTGTAACTACCCGTATAAATGCCGTCGGTAATCAGGTCGGTCAGGGCAGCCCGGCAGGAGGAAGTAATACCGGTATAACCCTCACTGCCATTAACACAGCCGCGTACGACTGAATTTATTAATCGTTAAAGCTCAGGTACAGAAACAATTATTTGTTATGTACGTCAATTACTATTTTGCCGGCATTATCCAGCCGTTTTTTCAAATATGTCCCAACCGGGTCCTGAGTGCTTTTAACTTCATTAACATATTCTGAATTCAGTTGATTGTATTTTTCCTGTAAAGCGAGGGCTGCTTCGTCATCAAACATCTCACCACGGCGAACCTTGCCGGAGAGATTAATGGCAGTCGCCACGTATGTCCGCGCCTGGGGGCTGCTGTAAACAAAATCGTCAGCCTTCACTTTTTTGGTAACACAGGATGCCATTTCAGGGAATTTATCGAACACCTTTTCACACTCCCTCTGCATATCGGCGATAGAAGCCGAGGAGGCAGCAAACGGCAGTAAAACTAAACCTAAGCACATTTTTTTCATGAGTCACTCCTTTGTTGCGCCTGAAATTACCATGAAGTAATCACAACCAGGAGCAAAATATATTAGCCCCGCAATGATCGGGGTATTTTTATGCCCAAATTTTGGAGACATTATGTCCGCAGGAACTCTTAAACTGACCAACAATTCCACGGCGGTGGTAGGTACCAGTACCTTATTCACCACAGATTTAAAACCGGGCGATTTCATCACCACGACAATCGGCGGCGTGTTGTACACACTGCCGGTTGATACCATCACCAGTAATACAGCGGCCACGCTTGTCAGCCCGTTCACCGGGCCTACCACCACCGGCGCGGCGTGGGCGGCGGTACCGCGCAAAGTTCAGAACCAGGTAACGGCCGAACTGGTCGCACAGTCGACCGAGGCGCTGCGCGGACTGCTGGCTGAAAAGGGCGTCTGGACAAATTTTTACACGGCACCGGGCGACATCTCTGTCCAGCTGAGTCAGGCAATGCCGGCAGTCACCGGACCGGGCTGGCAGAAAATGGCCGGACTGGTCGGTTCATCACAGCAGGTCCGTGGCGCGCTGCCAGCAGCAGCTAATCTGAACAGCTATGGACCGACAGCGACGCTTGCCGGGATATGGATGCAGGGCACATCGAATAATGCGCAGCCAGCCAGTAATTTCCCGGAACCGAATGCTGTGGGTTTCCTGGAAGTGTTCGCAGGCGGGCAATGGGGAGGCACCCAGCGGTATACAGTCCGAAACGGCAACGTTTATGTCCGCTCTCTCACTGCATCATGGAACGGGGTGGACGGGCCATGGGGAGAATGAAACTGGTGGGAGTGAAATTCGCGTCCAGGATTTTATACGGGCGACCTGAATTTACTGGTCACTCCTGGCGTTTGGTCTGTTACAGATGGGACCACTGGTACAATAAACGGCCCTGTAGCGCCGGGGCAGGCCACTGTATCAACAGGCATCTGTGAAGTCATTCTGAGGAGCAGTGCAAATTCGTTGTTGCAGCGATTCACCACGATAGCCAGTGGTGCGGGAAACATTAACCGGACATGGCAACGTACACTTTCCGGGACCACCTGGTCAGCATGGGAACAGACCGGCATCAAGGCGCTGAATGATTTGGGCATTGGTCTGACGAACCTGACCGCGCTTAGCGCATTTGACTGGCAGCAGGTAGATTTTGCTACAGGCGCCGTGTACCTCACCAATACCTCCGCCTGGGTGAACACACCGACTGGCGTATCGTATCCTGCTAACACTCAGGTTTATGTTCAGAGCGACGGCATTACATCTTCAGGAACCGTTATCGAACTGACGCTAATAGCGAACCAGGCAAACGATGCAACCTGGCGTGTTTATAAAGTACGTATTGCGAACGCCAAAGGTTCACGTACTTTCAGCGTGCGCCAGATATTCACCAGTACCGACGTAGTTCCGGTGGCGAATGGCGGAACAGGGGCCACCACTCCAGGCGGTGCGCGTACCGCTCTGCAACTCGGCGACTCCGCGACTAAAAACGTTGGCACTACCGCTGGCACCGTTGCAGCGGGCGATGATTACCGTATTAAAGATGCCGCATCTGTCAAAGGGGCCGGATTTACAGGCGTTATCGATTTCCTTAATTATACGACTTCCGGAGATCCCGGAGAGGCCATCATCCTGCGCGCAGCGCACGGTGTCTCAAACCCGGGCGAGTTTTACAATAATTTCTGGAAGGCATTTGCGCCCGACGGGTCGTTCAGCCGTATGCAGCATTACACGACCTCGTATCACAGCATACGCATGGTTATTGCGGGCGCGACCGGCGGGACAGGTGTTTTCACGTTCGGCCAGACAGGGAATGCCATCGCAAGTGGATCATGGGTCAACTCTGGTTGTGATGAGCGTATTAAAGACGACATTACACCCATTGAAAGTCCGCGAGATATTTTGATGAATATCAGAGCGGCCACATGGAAATATCGACACAAAGGTGCCGAGGGGCGTTTCGGGATCGGGGTTATTGCCAACGATCTAGGCAAGTATTTCCCTGAGGCTGTAATCAATACCGGACCCCGTGAGCTTGATGACGGAAGGGTGATTGATGATGTACTGGCGGTTGAGGCAGGTGATTCCGGTGCCATGGTGGCGGTGCATCATGCCGTACTGCAGTCACTTGTCGAGGAAAATCGTTCACAACAGCTCGAAATTGAAGTACTTAAGTTAAATTTGGAAGAGCTGAAGAAAATGGTGGAAGGGCTTATTAATAAGTAAGTCCTGTCATCAGGGTACCCTGCCAGGATCAACGGAGAAAAAAAAGCCCGCACGGTGCGGGCAAAAAAAACGGTAGTCTTATTTTCACTCCCTCGCTCAGGCAAGGGTAACTAACTTATCGACATTAATATTGATAACTTTAGCGCAATAAATCAGTTGCTTAATTCAGCGATTACGACATCCTGCGCCACAGCGAAAAGCTGATTGAGGTTCCAAATCTGCTCAACGCGAAGGGTAGCAAGGGTTTACTGTTTTAGCAGGGCGCAATATTCATCGGTCGAAAATTAGACGAGGCATGCTGTCGCCACGTGACAAACATCACTGTAATCAACGTTGATAAACAGAGTTGTCATGTAATGATGAAGTCCCGGGGATGGGAAAAGAATGTTGCGCACTGGGGATGCTAATAGTTATCTGATAAATGAAAAAGCGTTAGAATGAATCAGTTGGACTGTTTAATGCTCAAAATAGAGTAATAAAAATAAAACAGGACAATTAACAGGATAATAAAAGCGACTCGGTGAGTCATGTTTTAATCAAATCAAATGGTTATGGTTTAAATGCGGATATTGCTGAGTAACGATGATGGAATTCATGCGCCGGGGATCCAGACTCTGGCGAAAGCCTTACGCGAATTTGCTGAGGTGCAGGTTGTCGCGCCCGATCGCAATCGTTCGGGTGCGTCTAACTCATTAACGCTCGAATCTTCCCTGCGTACCTTTGACTATCCCAACGGCGATATCGCTGTGCAGATGGGCACCCCTACCGATTGCGTTTATCTGGGCGTGAATGCGCTGATGCGCCCGCGTCCGGACGTGGTGGTGTCAGGGATCAATGCCGGGCCCAATCTGGGGGACGATGTTATTTATTCCGGCACTGTGGCCGCGGCGATGGAAGGACGTCATCTCGGCTTTCCCGCTCTTGCGGTTTCGCTCAATGGCTATGAGCATTATGAAACGGCGGCGGCAGTCACCTGCACCATTTTACGAGCCCTGGAACGTGAGCCGCTGCGTACTGGCCGCATTCTCAACATCAACGTGCCCGATCTCCCGCTTTCAGAAATTAAGGGGATTCGGGTTACGCGCTGCGGCAGCCGTCACCCCGCCGATAAAGTTATCCCGCAGGAAGATCCACGCGGTAATACGCTGTACTGGATCGGCCCGCCGGGTGAGAAATTCGATGCCGGTCCGGAAACCGATTTTGCCGCCATTGATGAAGGTTATGTTTCCGTAACGCCGCTTCATGTGGATCTGACCGCGTACGGCGCGCAGGAGGTTGTCTCCACATGGCTTGATCGTGCAGGAGTGGCTGGGCAATGGTAA